TGATAAAGAACTATCAAAGGCAGACAAAACTTATGTATGAGTGTGATGGCCCGCTCTCGGACTGGGTCAGATCAGACGGGACTTTGAGAGATAAACTATCCCGCGAAATTGCAGACGCAATGCAGACCACCGAAGCAGGTGGTTTGGTGGTTATTACGCAGGAGTGGGAAGTTTAGGTATGTTAAATATAGCTCAACTACATACTGGAGACAAAGTTCATTATCAACCAGAGCATTATAATGATAAAAAGTGGGAGAACGGAATTGTAAAAGAGTTGCGCCACCCTAATGGTGTGTGGGTCGTTTACAACTGTGGTTATGAATGGCACAGGTATAAGGATTACACAGGTGCCAAAACACACTTAAGAGACTTAAAAATAGGTTGGAGATATTAAATCATGAACCGTTCATTTAATGAATCGTTGGAGGACAGCATAGAATGGACACAGAAGATCGGTTAGAAGTTAGGAATGAGTTTGACAAAAAGGTAGAGTGGCAGAGACTCACCGAGCTTGAACATGAAAGGCAAAAGGTCAATGAGAGGATAGCGTGTTTAAGGCAGGAGATTGTGTCTCTGTCCAGAAAGGCAAATAAGTTAGGTGAGGAGTATCATACAGAGCTTTGTAAGGTTAAGCCGAGTGTGGTTGGACCTGCTCCCGGTGAGAGAGAAAAGGCACGAAAGGCAAAGACAAAAGCGGATATTTTAGTAGGTAAGTTAAAAGGCATAAATCCGGACAAGATGGCTAAGTTGGCTGATTTGTTGGATTTATAAAAAGGAGACATTATGAAAGCGGAACTGAACATAGAACCATTGTTTAGAGTACGAGACTCTATTCTGGATGAGTTTTCTTTAGGTTTAGACCAAGAAGGAGAGTTCATTATACAACTCAATTCATATTATCAGTCCGAAATTGTGACCATGTTGAGTTATACACACGGAAACAATAATGTACAGATAAACTTCTCACCATTCCGCAATACAGGGTCACAATATGTGGCTACGTTTTCTGTTTTAGATAAAGACCTACCAGAGAAAGAATCCTACAACTGGCACGCACAGAATACCTCACAGTGGCTATATGCCGGTGCGCTGGTGTATGATCCAAAGACTAATGAGATTAGTTCGCATCATTAAAAGGAGACCGTTATGGCTATGGATAGTGTAAGGAACCGCCTGACAGATTCTATTATGACTAAGACGTACATAAAAAATGAACCAAACATAACAGGTCGTGAGTTCACACGTAGGTTGGTTGATTATATTTTAGATGAGTTTGCTTTAGATTCACAGGAAGCAGATAAACAAGGAATGACATTGAAGATAGTAGAACAACCTTACACAGACTTAATAGCTTCCGGTTATGAGTGGGAATGTTTAGGCTGTGATAATGTTAATGTAGAGGATATAGTAAAGAGTTTTGTTGTGTGTACTAAGTGTAATAGAGAGTTCGTGGTTAGGGAACACCATCATTGTAAAGAATAAGGAGGTTCTAATATGCTAACATCATTCTTTATGGGTTATTCATGTGGGATATTAACTTCAATAGCACTTATGGTGGTTGTAGTGTATTTTCGTATATTTCCGTGGGTGCCGAGATGAATAGTATACTGGAGGATAGTGTGTTGTTAGGTGTGCTTGTCTTGATAGGGGTAGTTATATATGTATGGGAGGTTTTTGATGAGAGTACTGTATAAGATATTGTTGGGTACGATCATACTCATACAATCCCCGGATTTTGATACAAAGACACTCATGATCGAGGAAGTGGTAGAAGATGTATACTTTATAATAGGCGAAGACAGGAGTGAGACACTTTACATCATGGACACAGATCAAGAAAAGGAGGGCATAAAATGCGACCAAGATATGAAGTAGTCTGCTTTATGCGAGTAGATGCAGAAGAAGCAGAAAGGTATGATACATTAGAGGAAGCACAAGACGTAGTAGAAAGTCTAAAGGCAATGAACCCAGAAGACATATACCAAATAGAGGTGATATAATGAAACAATGCAACGAATGTGCGAACCATAACTGCAATATAATCCGTAGTGGTTGGGCCTCAAAAGGCCCGAATTTTCGCTTCACTCACAGACTCTCCAGAGCAGAACTAATGACATCCTGCAAGAGCCACACAGAACTTCCTATATTCAAGCGGACAATTCTCGAACATTTATTCACTAACCCAACCCAAATAGCTAAAGCATTTGAACTCATATCAAGTGCAGGGTTGAAGTTTGTAGAAACTAATAGAAAGCCCGGGTTTCGGTTAGAACTCACATAAAACCGAGGCGTTGGGACATGACTGATAAATGCTCCACGTAGACTGGGTCGCCTTACCCAATAGTGGAGCGTTGACTTCCCGCCTCCTCTCCTTACCGCAGAGTGCGAGCAAGTACGAGGATGCGGTCTTGGAGGTGGGAAGTTTTCTTACATATAGAAAGGAGACTGAAGTATGAAAATACAACAAGCTAAACTTTGTTTGGATTGTGATGAGTTGTATACAGGAGAAGGGTGTCCTGTGTGTGCGTCACGAGTGTATGTGTATATCAATAAATGGATAACAAATAGGATAAATAGATATGAAGACAGAACTAAAGCCCTATAATCATGAGTTATACTCCCCGCACTCCTGGCCGCCTAAGGTGGGACAGATCATAATACTCCTTGACGACCCTCGTGGGTATGTAGGAGTTCTTTTAAGCATCACAGGAGACAGGAGTGAGGTCAAACTCCTTGATGCTCAGGATGAGGTCTTGGATGTGGAACTGTCGGCTTTGCTCCCGACTGGTAAAACTCCACGAGACCTCATCCTTCAATATGAACCAACGGCTCTTAGTCTATCACAGAATCTTGCAATCGAGCGGAGTATACCGGATTTTACTCGATTGAGGAAATCTACCAAAAAAGGAGGTCCAAAGAAGAAGAAAGTGTTGACAGAAGCTAATAAGATGTTTTTGGCTAAACTTATTAAGGAGGCACTTGCAAAGAAGGGAGGTTGATGATGGCGGTAACTATACTCGGATACCATATAAACATCATAAGAAGAAAAAGAGTTTATCAACCTATAAAATGTAAGCAGTTATGGAGAGACCAGAAGCCAAGCAAGCCAATGACTATTAGACTAACAAGGCAAAAAATGCGGAGAATAGCACAGCAGATGGGCTATACCTTACAAGAGGTGTGAGGGAAGTGTGTTATGACAAGAAAACAGGCTAAAAAGATCACGGATATGACATTACAAGAAAGACAAAAGATCATAGAAGATTACCTAATGAGGAGACTAAGGAAGGAGGATAAAAAATGAAAGCAGAAATAGGAGCTGACTTACATGCACTACAACATGGTGATGGTATCTGGGTATACACCTGTGATCGTGAACTAAAGGCCACAGACTTAGCATCACAATTCTCAGGTACCGGTGATAAAATATACTTACTTAGAGAAGAAATGACAGAACTATTGGGTTTCATGCTACGTATCGAGCTAAACAGAACAGGAGACAAAGAATGAAAGCAACTAAGTCTGTACTACAGGACTTGAGAGCAGACGGGATCAAGGTATATGATAATAGTATGATCCAGTCTGCTATTTCTTGTCCACGCTCGTACTACTACCGCCACATAAAAGGTCTTGTGCCAATAACCACAGACCAGATACCATATGGTCTATGGTTCGGGCAGATAGGCCACGGTGCACAAGAAATATGGTGGAAAGAGAAAGACGACACAGAGGCAATTCGGTACTTTGTGGATAAGTTCGAACAATATGCAGAGCCACCTAAGTTCTCGCATAAGACAGGCAAGGAGTTGGGAGCGACTTATACAGTACTGTATGGTTGTAGTCTACTAAGTGCTTATTTCAACAAATACCGCTTAGACACCAGAGAGGTTATTGAGTTAGAACTCCCGCTTGCCGAGCAGATCTCGGTGGACATATTCATGTGTGGCCGGATAGACAAGATCGTGAAGGGGCCATCTGGGCTTGTGTTTTGTGATTACAAATTCACGAAATACATGAACGAGTATCAGGTGAATCCAAGTCCACAATTCATGAACTATAAATATCTTGTGGAAAAGCTCACAGGTGAGCACGTGTCAGGAGAGTTAGATATACTCGGTGTATCAAAGACTAAAGACGTAGACGAACTTCTCCGCAGAGAGCCATTTGACTACACACAATACCAGATGGACTGTTGGCAAGACTCGGTTATAAACTGGGTGGAGCAGATAGAGTCTTACAAGAAAGATGGTTTCTATCCACAGACCTGGAGATGTAAGCCGTTCTTTAGGGATTGTGAGTATTTGCCTTTGTGTACCTTGCCTACACCGGATAGTCATGATAAATTATTGGGGAGTATGTACAAAGAGGAGAGATGGGACCCGTTTATGTTGGTATAAAAAGGAGTTTTATTATGGAAGAAAGTACTTATATGGTTGCGTGTATTATTCTTGAGGCTAAAGCATTATGTGAAAAATTTATATTAAAGGTAGAAACAGGTAGAGCAAGAAGTGTGGAAACTTATAGGGAGTGTAAACACTTACTGGACAGTATAAACAAGAGCATGAAGCAGTAACCAAAAAGGAGGACAAAAGGATGAGACTAATGAGCTATAGAATCGAGACAGAAGAAGGTTGGTTGGAAATCAGTGAAATAAAAGGTAAGACATTGGTGGAATTAGCCATAAAGAATACCGAGGGAGATAACTCTTTCTGTACATTAAACAGAGAAGGTTTCAATGAACTAACACGTTTGAGTTATGACATATTCTTGGAAGACCCGCCGGAAGACCCTCCAGAAGACCCTGCACACTTCGAGAAACTATTCACAGAGGAGGACTAATGAAACCACCTACAGGCTTCAAAGCTGATAATGGTCAACAGTTCTCCATAAAGATCAGGAAGACAAACATTCGCTCTTACTGGATTGAACTAATAGGCACACATAGAGTGATTAAGGTCAAAAAAAGGAGTAAGAAACTAATGTGGGAGAATTAAGATGACACTTCAAAGGATTAGTAGAGTAGGTACCACAAGAAGTAGGACCAGACGCTCACACGGCAGAATGGTAGCAAGTCTACGCTACATGCCTAATGGGGTTATGTTGGAGCTTGAGGCACCTTATAATAAGGACTTTACGGACACACTCAAGAAATCTGTGCCGAGTAAGAAACGTGCTTGGAACGCAGACGATAAGTCGTGGTTTATTGTAAAGGATCAGTTTGATAAACTGTCTCATCTACTGGATCAGTACTTTGATGAGACTATCTTACTAGACTTCCCGGCTCAAGAAGTCTCGGCGAGTTCGTTTGCAAAGTTGTATCTATTAGAGGGTGCTCCGTTGGAAGTCGTGAGAGCGGTCTACAAAGCACTTGCAGTGAAGTACCATCCAGACAAAGGTGGGGATCAAGGGATTATGACTACAATTAATGTAGCCTATAATGAGATTTTGGGTGAGTTGAAAAACGGAGAGGAGTAAAAATGCGTATAACAAAGGCAGTACTAGAACAAAGAAACTCAAAGCTCTTAGCAGACAACCAGGCTTTATTTAACCGGAATAAAATACTAAGAGAACAACTGGAGTTCTATCGTAAACATTCAGCACCAGGAATACATGCAAGTATGACAATAGCACTTGAACGTGTGACAGATGCTGTTGCTCATGTTGTGGGTGACTTAAAAAGGAGGTGAAAGTATGACAGAACTACAGAACACGAACACAGGAGTACAATCAGTCGCTAGACAGAAACTCAACAAGAAAGAATCAATAACTTTGAAGAGCTTGAATCCAATCGTTCAGCAGAACAAAGACACAATCTTACTGGCGGATATTTCCGGTAGTATGAATGGAGAGAAGATGCGGGGACTTAAAGATGCACTCTCTACAGTATGGAAGCCGGGAATACAAGGGATTGCCTTTAATCATGAACTGTTTGAGCTTGTGGAACAGGATATACAATTCTTGGGTGCATCAGGTACTACGGCTATGTTAGAAGCATTACAGGAAGCATGGTCAAGAAATCCCTCACATATGATCTTGCTCACAGACGGTCAGCCAAGCAATGGAACCAAAGAAATCCTACAAGAGGTTAGTCATCATACAGACATTCCTATAGACACAGTAGGTATAGGCGAGTATGGTGGGTTTGGCTACGATGCAGACTTCTTGCGAGAGGTTGCACGAATGACTGGTGGGAGGTTTACAGACGTAGGAGAGCCTATGAAGTTGACAGAGACTTTGCAGTTTTTGTTGGCTTATAAACCAGATGGACTGGAGGCTCCGAAAGAAGGGGTTATACAACTTTGAAAGGAGGTAGGAAGATGAAAACAAAACACAAGAACATGTTAGGAACACTATTGGCTTGTATGTTGTTTCTACCCACATCAGGTCAGGCCAAAGCAACACCACATATAGGAACAAGTACTATACAGACAAACGAGACCGTTACTCTTGAATTAACTAAGCCAGAGTTTTACTTTGGGGATTCTTTTATATACTACTCAAAAAACTCAAGTATTGCTGCATGTAGACAATTAACAGCGCCAGAAAGTGAGTATGTTGAGCTACAAGTAACAGGAATAGCACCAGGCACAGTTTATATTGTCGCAGCTTCAACAGAAAACGGAGAGTCTGAAACATATCATAGGGTTATAGTAGGCAATAAAGCTCCAGAATATAGAATGGTCCCATGTTATATGTACTACAATGCCAGATTTGTGAACCATTACTACACCACAGATAAGAGCTTAGAAGACGATCTTGCAATATGGGGTTATAAATACATAGGTATTGCATACTATGTATACCAAAGGGTTGAAAATGAATAGACAATTTTTGATAGACAAGATTAATAAGTTAATCCACAAAGAGTGGATCTCGGAAGGTGATCTGATGAGTATATATGCTATACTTGTCGCCCTTCCGATCAGTGAGGGCACAGTATCTTATATGTTAGCAGACTTAGCACAGCAAATAGACGAGACTTTTAGACAACTATACATACAAAAGGAGGACACAAAAAATGCAAATCAAACTTCCTAATCCAGAGCCATTACATCTCTTTAAACCAGAATCATACAATGTCCTATGCTACGGACCATCTGGTTCAGGCAAGACAGAATTTGCGGCCACATGGCCAACCCCAATCTTGTACATTGATACCGATCGTGGGATGACAACTGTAAAAGCCTCACCACGGATCAAAAACAAAGACAATATATACCGTGTGGCAATCTTGGATTATCCTGATGGCGTGCAAACCAACCAACCTTTAGGGTTTCTTACAATTAAACAAGTCTTGAAAGACATCCAAAGCACAGGCATGTATGGTGAGATTAAACCAGCTACAGTAGTTCTTGATACCCTGACAACTACGGCCAACTTCACGATGGCACATGTCCTACACGTGAACCGTCATGCAGGTCAACAACCTACCTTGCCGGATTGGGGTAAGCAGTTACGGGAACTCAAAGAGATTATAACTATTGGAGTAGGGTTTAAGTGTAATTTTATAGTTCTTGCACATGAACAGTATTTGAAAGATGAGTTGTCAGGAAGGACTTGGTGTGTTCCATTGATTACCGGGAAGTTAGCACAGGAAATTGGACTATACTTCGATGAAGTCTACCATGCAGAAGTAAAAACAGTAGGTGGGAACAGTAAATATATACTAGCCACTAAAGCAAGTGGTCTTATTACTGCAAAGTCCCGGCTTGATTTGCCGAATCCGATTGACACCCATTTTAATAGTATAAAAGGTGTGATTGAGAAGTTTCAATAGAACTGAGCATAAGGGGGTGTAGTAGAGAACTACAAAAAGCCGGGAGGGAATGATGTCAGAATGGTATGAAAGCATGACTAAGAAGGAACTATACGATAAATGGATAACCTGGGAGAAACACGCAAAAGTCCACAGTGCAGCAGAGGATTATTATAAAATAGAGTTGGCTAAAGCTCATGAATTACTAGGTAGGGTTATTCATCAGACCAGTGAGCGATGGGATAGTGTCAATTTAACACGATTTTATCCTACCGATAATTTGCATCACCGGCGTCAGGTTAATAATCCAACAGGATTGAAAGGAGGTGACTAAATGCAAGACACAGAAACCATAAACACTCAAACAGGAGGACATTAACCATGCCCACAATCGAACTTGGAGTAGATTTTAGTGATGTACAAAATGAGGACACATTTGAACCGCTTCCGAACGGAACTTATGACTTTATAACCACCAGTGCGGAACCTAAAAACTCCGCCGCTGGAAGACCTATGATTAAATGGGTCTTTACAGTCAATCATGAAGGAAAAGACTATAAACTCTTTTACAACACTGTCCTACCGTGGGAGGTAGATGGTGAGTGGGTTGTCAGTGGAGTAGGGATGCTCGTGAGTGTATGTAAAGCTCTTGGGGTTCCGTGGTCAGGCAAGAGTCTGAACTTGGAGGACTATCTTGGACTTGGAGGAGTTTGTCAGGTCGTACAGAAACCCAAACAGGTCAAGCAGTTAGACGGGAGCTATGCTGACAACACAACTGGCGAGGTCGTTAATGATATTAGTAAGTTTATTTACTAGATCACTGGAAACCAGATAACACAACACACCAATCATACAGGAGATAGAAGTTATGGATACAGTAAGCGTAGAAGTTAAATCTAAGGGCCAGGTTTTAGGGTCATTCGACTATGAAGCACCGGTGGATTTGTCCGAGGCCATTGATGTTGATGGTGAGGAAAAGATCTTTAAACTCTATGCACAACAGCGGAAGATCGCATTTCTTAATGCAAAGCGCAGGGAGTTGACCGGTGGTGGTCTGCCCAAGGCGTTGGTACAGGCACTCAAGGACGCAGATCCTGATGTGTTGAAGAAGATCGCCGCAGAAATGGGGTTGGATCTGGAGTAGGTAGATATGTGATAAAGTCCATGCCTTTGGGATTGCGGGGAGTTTGAAAAAAACCTCTGAGGAAGGTATCACGCAACCGCAACTTTGACTTTATCACTTTAACTTTGTGGGGATGCTTTGTATCGTGAGGTATAGAGGAGAAGTGGTGTGGTAGACTACATCTTTGATCACATCCCCACAATAAATCTTGTGCAATTAACTGGCTGAGGGTCTACAAGATCTTAGGATGGTTAAATAAGCCGTAGATGTGAGGTAAGGGGACCATTGTAGGCTAGTTAGTTGCACATCTTAATTGTGGCAGTGTCCCGAACTATCGGATCTAATGTCTTTTGGGGGCGAAAGTATCCGAGCTGCCACAACAACAACTAACAGGAGGACTTAAAGATGCCTTTATTTGAAGTAGCTATATTAGAAGAACCAACAAAGAAAGATCGTGAGGAAGAAGGAATTATAGAGAAACTAGTCTTTGGTCCCACAGCAGTAGTGGCCAGGGACTCACAATCTGCCGGAATTAGTGCGGTCTTAGACTGTGCCGCAGAGATTCAGGTTGACCGTAGCCGGATGCAGGTATTAGTACGCCCTTTCGGTTAAAGGAACTATCCGATAAGAATAGTGGAACATCAGGTGCAAGTGGGTTAAGTGGTGCGAGTGGTAGTAGTGGATCACAAGGTATTCAGGAGTGGTCTTCTGAGGTTGATTTCGACAGACAACAAGAACACGAGAGTGCCTCAAACCTATACTACCAACACACTCCAAACACATCAGGGGTGATGACAGTATTAAGTGATCAACCAGTCACAACTTACTCAGCAAGTAGTTTAGGTGTTGACTAATAAAGGTATGGTGTATAGAAATGTACACCATACCATTCATTTAATGAACCGAAGGAGACTACATCATGTTAGGTATTCTAGGACTATATATCTTATTGACCGGGATTCCGACCACACTCAACCACGAGATCAAGGTGACAGTAACTGCATACTCACCGGATGAACACCAGACAGACTCTACACCTCTGCTTACAGCATCACAGAAAAGAGTATCTACTAAGTATGTAGCCCTGAGTAGGGATCTGGAGAGTGAGTATGGATTAAATTTCGGGGATTCTGTTATCTTGAACGGAGTAGAGTATGAGTTCCAAGACAGGATGAATAAGAAGTGGACTAAGAGAGTAGATAGGTTCTTTTGGAGTCGTGCAGAAGCACTACAGTTTGGTAAACAAGACGGAGTATTGGAGGTAGTAAGATGAAAGATATTTTTAGTACTACAAAACTAACATCGGACCAGAAGTTGAGATTAATGACACAGGCAATTAATTATGTACATATTCGACTTGGGTATAATGAAAAGCCAGTGTTGTCTGAGGTGTATAAAGAAATGTTTGAACTTATTACGGAGGACAATAAGTGAAACTCCCCATAGCAGACATAAACATAGAACACCGCATAAGAACATTTTTCGATCCAAAGAAACTAGACGAACTAGCAGAATCCATGCGGACGGTAGGTCTTATAGAACCTGTGGTAGTAGACGAAGACCATAATTTATTGGCAGGTGAGCGTAGGATAAAAGCAGCCCGGTCTTTGGGGTGGACAGAGATAACTACGGTCTATCTCAAGGACTTGAACCAGTGGCAGAAGAAGATAGTTGAACTGGAGGAGAATCTAAGGAGAGAAGAACTCACCTATGTAGAGGAAGTCAACGCAAAGGAGAGGATACATGAACTATACCAAGAAAAATACGGAAAGACAGCTCCAACAGGAGGAAGAAAGGGTGGTTGGAAAGTTAAAGATACTGCTGAACACCTTGGAATCAGCGCGGGAGCAGTTAGTCAAGACCTCCAACTTGCAAGAGCAATTAAACAAGATCCTGAACTTGGTAAACAAAAGACCAAAATAGCCGCCAGGAGTATGATGCAAAGGAAGCAGACTATTAAGGCCCGACAACTCATGGTGGTGTTGAGTGCGGTTAAGAAACCTAAACAGGAACAGAAGTCTTTATTTCCCGCGCCTGTGGATTCCATACAACTCCTACATGGAAAAGCAGAGGTCATAATACCAACCTTAGCAGACAACTCCATAGACTGCCTAATAACAGACCCGCCTTGGCAAGTAGAGTATGACAAAGAATTTGGGTCAGATCCACAAGCTGGTCTTGTCTTGACACAGAAAGTCCTGGCACTTCTATACCCTAAGCTAAAATCCGGGTCTCTATGTTGGATGTTCTGTGCTACCAAACACCTCATGAAGGGTACTATATATGAACTTGTCATGTCATGTGGGTATAGAATATTCGAACAGGTTCTTATCTGGTACAAGCCTCATGTAGCACATAGCTCACATCCATATAGGGAGTTGAAGAATGACTATGAACCGGCACTATTCTTCTCAAAGGACGAACCTCGTGACTTAATAAAACCTATGTTCGCAGTTCAGGAAGCTAAGTTGATTGGGCAGAAGCTACATCCCGCACAGAAACCTACAGAAGTACTACAGACTTTGATCTATAATTCTACTGTAGAAGGGGAGACTGTATGCGATCCATTTATGGGAAGTGGGAGTGTGTGTCAAGCGGCAAAAAAGACGGGCCGTAAAGCTATAGGTATTGAGAAGGAACAGGAGTGGTATGATCTTGCGGTTGGAACTGTTGGAGTATAGGGGGGGAGATGGTAAAATGTAAAAAATGCGGGACCTATTATAAAGTGAGTTGCCATGTCTGTTATCCTGACCCACCAACAGTTGAGACAGAGGATATATTGGCCCTAATATACAGTAGGTCTGACATTCATGGTCGAACTGTTATCGCAACACTATGTGACGAAATATTTGATCGGTCTGGTGCATTATTGGGGCGTATCCGTGAACTGTCCCAGGAGGTGATCGAATGAAACGCATAATAAGAACGCTAATATGGGACATAGAAGAATGCTGTGGTTGCCCTGAAATGAAGGAAAATTATTGTGTTATAGCTGAAAATGAATGTCCTTATGAGGGGTTGCCTGAATGGTGTCCATTAGAAGATGCCCCGGATATCGAGGCACCCTGTGGCGAAGACAAGAACTGCTCATCATGCCCTAAACACGGGAAGTGCGAATGGGTGAAATGAAAAAATCGGCACTCTTACTCCTACTCCCTTTCCTGTGTGCATGTTCCACCGCACACAAATGGACCAAAACAGATAAGATACTAGAAACCTCTTATCTTGTCTTGCATACAGTAGATTGGTTGCAGACCAGAAATGCAGACTGGGATAGGTTTTATGAACGGAATCCTATTCTTGGTAAGAAACCGAGTACAAGTGAGGTAGATCTATACTTCTTACTGACCGTCCTTTTGCACCCGTTGGTTACACATATTATTCCACAGAAGTATAGACTATACTGGCTCATACCCACCATAGGTATGCAAGTTATTGTAGTAGGAAACAATTTCCGTATAGGTATGGGGATTAATTTTTAATAACAGGAGGACTAAAGAATGACAACATTACCATGTGAAGGAACTTATGATGGATATGAAAATAGTTTATATCCAAGAGGCTCCAAGTCCCGGGCTTTGTTGGAGGACGAGTGGGACATGGACGCAGAAATGGATGCAGCAGAAGCAGCACTTGAATCGTATGCAGACAGACTGCATGATGAGATCCAGTGTGGGGATATTACAGAAGGACAGGCAAAGAGTAGATTTGCGAGAGCAAGGAAGAAGTCTTGTAGGAGGTAGAGAAAATGAAAAGGTACATAACACTTTTTCGTCTTGTTGAGACACACGATCCTTATGGCTCTAAACTAACTCTAACTTATATAGACGAAGCAGGAAAATTAACCAAACCTCAATACAAACGTATTAAACATAAAACATATCAGAATGTTTGGAGACTCGATGGTAGATCTATTAGGTACATGAAGCACGTAAGATTAGTAGAAAATGAGATTCCGTATATTATATAAACCTTAACAGGAGACACAAGATGAAAAAACACATTAGACTAACCATAGACGAGAAACTATACAAACGTCTCACAACCCTCTGCACCCATCACGGAGAACAGACACATTTAATCCGTGAAGGTATTAAGATGATTGTGAGGTTTAAGGAGAACCAGAGAAAGGAGGCTTTGGATTATGTCGACAGACAACTCAACTCAGGAGGCACGACCACAACAATTAGCTGACCATCATTGGGAGTTTGTAAGTAAACTAATTAGTTTATGTCAAGGATACCATGACCATAGTCAGCTATTATTAACTTGGGTTTACAAGGAGGCTTTTTTACATGGGTATAAACATGGATGTGAAGACAGTATTAACTCCGCAGGAGTTGGCAGCGTTTTCCGAGCTAGACCAGAAGTGCACTCAAGCCAATCTGGTCCTCCCGAAGGGACTTACCCATAATGCACTTTGTATAGTAGGTGAGAGTCTAGGCTCCGAAGAGAACTTGAATGGCGAATACTTCATAGGCAAGGCCGGTAAACTACTAGACAAGCTCCTAAAAGAGGCCGGGATTATACGTTCAGCCTCACACATCACGAACGTAATCAAGGTCCAGCCACCAGGAAATAAGGTCGAGAGACTTCATGAGATAGGTCTATCTATACAGGACTTCATACCTTATCTTAAGGAGGAGTTAGACACCATAAAACCCAAAGCTATACTAGCAGTGGGTCGTCATGCACTAGAGGCTCTCACCTCAGAACACGGTATAACTAAATGGCGTGGATCTGTTCTGGAGTGTAGTTTAACTGAAAATCCGGTCAGTGTTCTACCTACCTTACATCCCTCATACCTACAACGTGGAATGATGCACCTCTACCCCTATGTGCGTCATGATATGCAAAACTTTGCAAGACTAGGATTCGGAATCTACAAACCAGAAGACCCCTATGAACAGATCATAAACCCGTCTCTTACACAGTGTCTTGACTTCCTGTCAGACATAGCTAACACTGCAACCGAGACCTGCTTCGATATAGAAACAGTAGCTCACCAAAGAATTACCTGCATCGGGTGGACTAATGGACCACACAAAGCAATATGTATACCTTTTAGGCACAATGGTCTCAAGTTAAGATGGGCAGAACACGAACAAATCATGCTATTGGATGCCATGAAACAGATCTACCAGAAACCCAGGCTTTTGAAGATAGGCCAGAATATACATTATGATATACACTTCCTCTTACCTCTACTGGGTTTCCCGCGTGAACCTATATTTGACACACGATACGCTCACACCCTTCTTCATGCAGACGCCAAGCATGATCTAGGGTTTCTGACCTCTGTCTATACCAACATGAACTACCACAAAGATGAAGCAAAAGATTGGGCTTCAAAAAAAGTACCCAAAGACGAAACCCTATGGGGTTATAATATAAAAGATGTGATCACGACCCACCGTGTCGCACAGGCTATTACTAAAGACCTCAAAGAAGCTAATCAGTATGACTTCTTCACAGGCTTCATGATGCCGTTTAGACGTGTTATATTCGACATGGAAGCACATGGTATAAACGTGGACATGGATCTGATGAAAGAACTCCGGGACTATATACAAGAAGACGAGCTTCCTATTGCGTTGGATATAATCCACAAAATGACCGGTCGTGAGATGAATCCAAACTCCTCTAAACAGGTCGGAGAGTATCTAGCAGAAGAACTTCATCTACCTATACCACGAACCGCAAAGGGTAACTATACTGTAAAAGAAGAAATCTTAGAGGCTCTAGTTGCCCGGCATCCAAAGCATAGACAACTACTAAAGCAGATCTTGTGTGCGCGGGTCCTCAAGGCCAAAGACCTAGGAACCTATCTGACCGCTGTGGTGTCTAAGGACAACCACATGAAGTGTTCCTATGGTATGACTATTACAGGTCGTCTGACATCATCTACTAACCAAATAGACGAAGGCACTAACTTACAGAACATACCTAAACATCTACGGCAGATCTTCATACCAGAACCAGATCAGGTCTTTGTAGATGCAGACCTATCACAAGCAGAAGCAAGAGTCATGGCGTGGCTTATGAAGTCAGACAAACTAAAAGAAGTATTCCACAGTGGACACAAGATCCACAAAATAGTAGGAGGATGGATATATGACAAAGACCCAGAGGATCTTACACCTACAGAGTATCTTATTGCGAAAAAAACAGTGCATGGTTGTGTAGATGAGAAAACCCAAGTCTTAACCTTAACTGGATGGAAGTATATCAATGAACCCTTCTTAGGTCAGATAGCACAATGGGACCCCAAAACAAAGGAAATTACGTTCGTCTATCCACACAATCTAGAGCCAATACCCTATAAGGGTATAATGTACCGTCACACACAAGGATACTTCGATCAAATGGTAACCCCAACTCATCGTATGCCGCATTGGCAGGTACGATATGGTAGAAAGAGAAAACACGTAGATGGACCAGTGCGAGACATAGAAGCACAGAAGTTTACAAACAGACGTAATTCGTACAAACTACCTCTAGCTGGAGTATATTCTAGTTCCACACCTAAACTAAATCCAAATGAAATGAGCTTATTAGTTGCTATTCAAGCAGACTGTTCCGTACGAAGGTCAGGGGAGGTTGAGGCCAACTTTACAAAAGGCTACAAAATAGCTAGATTAAAATATCTACTGAAACAATTAAGAATAGACTATACTGAGTATCCCTATAAAGATACTGGTTCTAGCTTCTACATACCAAAACAATGGAAGGTAGTAGCACTATTAAATTGTTTTGAGAAACATAAAACGTTCAGTTTCGATGCAATATTAAATAACACTCCTAAAGTCTTGGATACATTTATAAGAGAATTAGGTTTTTGGGACGGTAGAGTTAACAAAGAACAGGATGGAACAATAAACTCTTGGCAGTATTATACTACAAACGCACAAAACGCAGAAGTAGCTGCAACAATAGCACACCTAACAAACAAACGTGCTGTTGTGAGTATGCGTGAGAATTGGTGGGAGGAAAAAAGAACCAAAGATCTTTACACTGTGAGTATTTCATGCTACCCTTTAGGGGATCTAACAGAAATGAAAACAGAGATAATAAAAGACTTTGGTGGTGTTGTTTATTGTCCTACGGTGATGTCTTCTTATTTTCTTATACGTCGTAATGGTCATATATCAATAACAGGAAACTCAAATTACCAAATGGGAGAACGTAAATTTGCGACAATTATCGAACGACCAGTTGCGGACGCTAGAGAGATCATGCGTAAGTATTCTAAGATCGTACCGGAACTACCTCAGTATCATAAAGACATTCAAAGAGAAATAGAAACGACTAGAAAACTGGTAACCATGTATGGCAGGACGAGGATCTTCACAGGTCGGTTAGACGACTCGACCTTTAAAAGTGGCTATGCACAACTACCACAGAGTACAGTAGTAGATACAATAAATCTCGGGATTCTTGGTCTATGGTGCATAACTCCTAGAAGTGTGCATTTCATAACCCAGACACATGATAGTATCTTACTCTCTATAGATCCCAATAAGGTAGAGTATTGGAATAAGTATATAAAAGCCCATCTTGAAACATTGAGAGAGTTGGAGATAAATGGCGATAGTCTTGTAATTCCACTGGATATTGAACCCCCTAAAGATAACTGGTACGGTGCTTAATGTACAACACAACCTATAAATGCAAGTTCTGCCATGAGACATTCACCGGCCACCAAGGTAGGATTGTGTGTAGTGGAGAAGACTGTATAACAAAACGCAAGGCAGAACTAAGAAAGAACGCACAGGGTATTAGTAAAAAGGCCCGCAGTAAGGCTAAGATAAAAAAGAAACTGACCAAAAACACCAAGAAATGCGTCCGCTGTGGGAAACCTAAAGGAATTAATAGGTGGTATTGTTCTAGGTGTTTGAAATATCTAAGCAGACTTTATGGAGATTTAGAGCTTTATAGTGTTAGTGTTGGTAGACATTAAAAGGAGAGTAAAATGAGCAGATACAACATCCCACAAGATCAAATAGATTCTATGAACATAGACACTGTATCTAACCTACTCAACACTATACAGAATGAGATGTGCGAACTTGCTGGATTGGAGTATAATCTATATGCCAGAAGACGGGAGCTAGAAAAGATCCTACATCCAGAGCTATTTGTAGACCAGGAACCCAGCCCAGAATCAGAGGTTAAAAAACTCACCTCAAATCAACTAAAGAATTTACTTAAAGTTGCACTAGAAAGAGGCATAAACCTTAAGGATCTTGTATAGGAGGAGACCAAAGCATGAAAGTCAAAGACCCGAATTTTACTTGTGGAGACTGCAAAAAGGAATGGACTTTATGGGGAACAGTAGACATAGAAGAACTCAATAAAGACTACCCGCATTGTCCTTGGTGCGGGAAAGTACTAAATATAATCCAAGAGGAGACTGACTCATGACTATATACACACCAGGCACACAGATCAGAATCCGCAGACCATGTCCAGATTGTGTAGATGGTAAGGTAGAACTTCCTGGCCACGGACAAGACTTTGTACCCATAGGCTTTACTGTTAAACTCTACCACAAAGGCTACTGTCCCACCTGTTGGGGCCAGATGTGGATTGAAGATTGGGTATCTATTGAAGACTTAGTTAGGTGGACACAAGAGTTATTATGACAAGAAAATGCAAATCTAATTGGGTAGATACTTATCTAGAATTTACCCAATACCAAGAAGCCCCGGAAATATATCATATCTGGATTGGTCTATCTACACTAGCCTCAACGGTCAAGAGGAATGTATTCCTACCACGCGGGTATTTTAATATCTTTCCGAATCTATACACCGCTATAGTAGGACCGACAGGAATCACCAAGACAACCGCAGCAGACATAGGTATAGAACTAATCGAAGGCTTGAAAGATATGGAGTTGATGAAAGAGAAACTAACCTCTTTCTTTGTTCTTGAGCATTTTGACAAGCTGACTAAAGCCAAAGGTGAGTGTTGTATAACTATCTATGCACCTGAGATGAAGAACTTTCTTGGAGATCTAAACAAAGCAGAGATTGTTGCTATGCTGACATCATTTTTTGGGTGTCCTAATTCTCCTGCTTATAGGACTAAAGGCGGAGGTGTGTATCAGTTCAAAGACGTGTGTATTAATCTGCTTGTGTGTTCTACTCCTGAGTGGCTTACTTTAGGCACTACCACCGATGAAATCGCGGGAGGTTTCACAGGTCGTTTCCTGTATGTATTTGAGGACACCACCACCAGATCCAGTCCGTTTCCAGAAGACCTAATAACCCCAACAATCATGGCATACAAACAAGACCTTATAGATGATCTAAAACACATCTCAACCCTAAAAGGTAAGTTCATACTAACCGATCAAGCCAAAGCAGAGTATATTATATGGTACAACAGACGTGGGGATGAGTGTCAAGACGAGCGTATGTTAGGGTATTATGCACGTAAGAGAGATGTTGTATTTAAGGTATCTATGCTGGTGTCATTAGCCCAAGATGACTCTTTAGTAATAGACGAGGATATTCTACGCAAGACATTTAAGCTCCTATCAAACCTTGAGGTGAAAATGGTGCAAGCCTTTGCGGGTGTGGTAGATGACCCCGCCCTAAAATTCAAGGACCTTATACTATCACAAATAGCAGTCACATCAGGACAGACACTAACTAGATCCGAACTACTTAGAAAAAATTGGAATAAAATGGATGGCCAGACACTAGATAGAATAATAACTAATCTTGTTGATGCACGGGTTATAAAAAGTCAATCAAAGTATAAAGGGAACCAAGTAGATATAGTCTACACTCTTATAGACTCAGGCATGATCTAAGGAGCTTTTATTATGTACAGAGATGAACTAACAGACATAACATTCACTAGATTGACAGTAATATCTTTTTCTCATTATGACAAACGAAATAGACCTTACTGGAACTGTTTGTGTTCATGTGGAAATACCCACACAGTTGCTGCAGCCAACCTAAAATCTGGTGCGGTTAAGAGTTGTGGTTGCTATCAAACAGATCAAGCGAACAAATACAGATACACAAAGCATGGGCATACACCAAAAGGTAAGATTCCAAGTGAGTATAATACCTGGAGAGCAATGAAAATACGATGTTATAACATTAAAGCAAAGGACTACCCTAATTATGGTGGGCGCGGCATTATTGTATGTGATAAATGGAAGGATAGTTTTGAGAACTTCTTCAAGGATATGGGTTACAAACCAACCACCAAGCACTCAATAGATAGAATAAATAATAATGGAAACTACACACCAAATAATTGTAGGTGGGCTACAAGTACAGAACAAAACAACAACAAAAATTACATTCGAAATGAAAACTCAATAGAGAACTGGAGGTTATTAGAATTACTTGGAAATAAGTTATTAATTAAAGGAGAACTAGAATGAACACATCAATAGATTGGGAATGGTTGGTAGAGGGCTATAACTCTACATACTCCACGACCTACAAGGACGAGACAGAACTCCTGCTCTCCATAGGTCCTAAGTTCTCACCTCGCAACCTAGCACTCCAGCTCGGAGTCTCACACACAACAATCTACTACAGACTAGACAAGCACCGCATACCAAGATCCCATACAAGAGGCGGTGCCAACAACAAAGGCAGGAAAGAAAGGGAGTTCCTTTCGATCCCACCTGATGATATGTGCCAATTTACAGTCCCGCAAATCGCACTCAAGTTATCCATACACAAAGACTATTGCTACCAACTAGTACGAAAACACAAAAGAAGATTCAAAAGCCTCCTATCTTAACCCTGGTTCTTTTCTGTGTATGAACATCTCCAACTCGCTGTCTTTATCCTCCATCCGCCGCCTGACATCTGCGGGAACTTTGTTTCTCCACTTCCATTCCTCGATCTGTTCCTCAGTAGGCAAATCCAACCCTTGTTCATGTGCAATTCGTGCCGCCTCCGGTTCATTCCCCTCAACATACAACTGAAAGATCTTATCCTTCCATTCCCTGTGTGCCATCTTCGCGGATCGCCTGACTGAATAATCCAAGAACCCTTTACTAGATGCCGCAGTTTTAGGACCAATAAACTCACTAACCGCTTCCCAGGGTTTTAAGTCCAGTGTCCTCTCCCCCTTCTCAGTGAACATAGGAACCTTATCACCTGATCTCTCTTGCATACCTTTAATAAATTTCTCCCCCTTAGTCCACATCACAGGAGTAATAGCCTTAACTGCTTCTTTAAGCCCCTCGCCTTTTTCAAGTCCCTTAGCCCAAGCATACGCAGACGTAGCACTAGGTCCAAGACCAGTAGGTAGTAAACCCCCACCACCAATACCTAATTTAGTATGCCTAATAGCATCCTTCCATTCACCTTCTTTAACATCACTAAGAACCTTTACCAATTCACCGTAATTCATACCAAAACCAAGAGCGTTTGACAGATCAATACCCAAAAACTTCTCAAGTGTCATATTCCCGCCCTCTGCCATAGCCAGGAGTTTGACCAACTTATACACCCCGTTCGGTCCTTCCTTAGCTAGATTCATCATGAACTCAACTTGCTTAATAGGATAAGACCAGAACTGAAACGCAAGCCTCCCTACAGGACTAGCCAATGCTCTAGGCATACCTATTTTACCATACCTAAACTGTGTCTTATGTACTATATCTATACCATATTGTATTGCATCTTGTTCCTCAAGTCCCTTACGTTTTGCCTTCAAATACCCAGACAAAAAAGAATGTTTCCTGTTTCCTAACTCGACCTTAGTAAACATAAACCCAACTGCCTGTCTGAGTTTCTCCATTCGTTTAGAAACCGCACCTTCCATCAATACAGTAGGAACCTCCTCGGCAAGTCCAGTTGCAGCAAACATCTCCTTGCCTTTAGGAGTCCAGGCCATCTCATAACCTTTTAACGAGTCCTGAAATCCAACCTCTGCTATTGTGTTTATTCTCTGTGTGAAGTTAGTAATAGCACTCCTGGGATTCAACCCAAGTGCCCGCATCCACTGGAAACTGGCAATCGAAGCAGACAACTCAGAAGCCTTCGGTCCAACTCCGGCCCAGTTTTTTATGAACCAACTAGCATAGTCTCGCCAACCAGGATCGACTTTATTGTATAAATCCTTAGCTAACTTAAGTGCAGGATCACCATAGAACTTCCTAGAAAAGCCAAACAAATATGTCTGATATGCTTTCACTGCATCGAATGAATATCCTTGTGCGCCTTTTCTGGACATGAGGAATCTGAACTTAAACTGATCGGGCAGGGAATCATAGGTAATCAATCTCCCGCCTTTTAGGTTGTTTATACTAGTCCTCAAGGTCTGTAACTTCTTATTAAGATTAGTAACTTTCTTCTGGTTTGTCGTTACACGTAACTTCTCTTCAATCTTCTTAGCATCAAACTCAAACCTAGCCATCAGTTCATCTCTGTCAAATATCCTAGGTAAGTAATGCTTGACTTTCCTTCTCAATATAGTATACGCTTCTTTATCACCGGGACTCAGTCTATTCAACCACTCTTGGTGTCGAAGTGCACGTTTAGCTTTCTCATATGTTTTATACTTCTTCAAGTCCTTGCCAGCTAAACTACCCACCTTCCTACCTGCTAATACAGAAGTCCTTAAACTCTCTACATAGCTATATAACTGTGCACGATTTTTTGTCAAGTCCCGCACTTTTGTCATGGGTTTATACTTCTTGCTCACGATTCTGGACAATTTATTATACGAATCAGTACTATCAGCAGCAGCTAGACCAAACTTCTTGTACAGATAATCAAACTGTCCTTGCAAGAACTCATACAACTTAAGCTCACCTTTCTTGAGTTGCTCCGGTGGAAGTTTAGCTTCCAAGGCCCGACCTACTCGGCGGGAACTCTCACTGTCCATCTTAATCTTGCCTTGAGCTATTCGGAACTTACTAACCTGATTAACCAAAAACCTATTCTTAGCCTCAGACATTCTACCTAACACAGACACGATCTCACTCAATGACCCACTCTTCTCCAACTTCGCCGCCTCAGCAGGTGAGTGAAACCATCCCCTCAACCTCTTAAACTTCCCAGGAGCATCCTTTAGTGCGCCACTAGGCAACTCACTTGCAGCCTTAAATCCCTCGCCTGATTCAGTAGTCTTGGGCATCTGGGCAGTTAGTTTACTAGTAGCTTTGAGTCCTTGAACTGCCTTCTGCATACCCTTTGAGATCTTCGGAGCCACAGACAACCCCGCAAGAGACTCCCACATGACCTGTTCTAGTTCTTCCTCACTCAGTGCAGATCGCTTTTTCAACTCATCAATATCCACAGTACGGCCAAGCCTGGCACCGAGGTCTTTGAGTAGATCGAAGACTCCATAACTTCGGATACGCTTCAAAAGTGCGGGATCTTTAATTACCTTAACTTGTTGGGGCATTATGGTAATCTCCTAAATGGTGGCTGACCTCGCTGTAATAACTCACTTCTTCCTGACACTGGTGGTGCTTGAGTGAAGTTCTGTTCTTCTTTTGTTCCCTTAGAGACTGGGTTGATTCTTTCTAATAACCAATCAAGAAAACCTTCATCACTATCTGGTTCCGGTTCTGGATATTTTTCTATCAACTCACGTCTAGCTCTAGCTTGGGCTTCTTCAACTAACCTAGTACGTAACTCAGGACTAACTCCCTTAGCCAACGCTTTTTGTTCTGCTCGTAGACCTTCTGCTTCTATGTAGGCTTGTTTGTATTGTGCTTGTGATTGTTCAAAGGTTTCATCTCCAATAAACTGCATACTTCTTAGCTTTTTCTTTTTTATGTCCTCTACTAATTTCAACTTAGTCCCAACAATCCGGGCCTGTTCTGCATCTTCTCTCTGTGTAAAAGAACGATCTCTACTAAAGTCACTATATTTTACCCAACCAGGTCCAGTAGGCGCACCTTCAGTCTTAGGTAAATTCACCCTCTCATTACCCTTTACCCAGGTCTGTATCCCAACACTCGGAGGTTGAGAAGATACAACCTTTCCGCCTTTATCTGTCCACTTCCCGTTAATATATTCCTGCACCTGCTTACCAGGAATCTTGCCACCTTTGGGTCCAGTAATCTGTACAGGAAGTGTCCTAACAGCTCCCTCCATTGGAGTCTTTTCTTTTTCACGAGTCTTGATAAGACTCTGCAAATTCTTAATCTGCATGAATGATTTAATATCCGGACTAGTCTTCCGGCGTCTCAGCATACCTACACTACCTATCCTTAACACCCCACCATCAGCAGACCCTTCTGGTCCAACAGGTTCCCATTCACCACTCTCCAACAACTTACTATACATGCGCATAGCTTCGGTGTCTTTGTCTGACTTCTGCTTCTCTATACGCTGACTAGCAGTTTGCATACCACCCAAAAATCCGGCGGCTCCTTCACTACCTAGACTACCAAAAGCTGAAAATGCCATGTTGTTGTCTCCTCTATATATCGTAGGGGTTAAAAGGTTTTCAATAAATCTTTCTTCTTAGTAGTCCCCCACTCCGGTGCTGGCTCAGGAGTAGCGCCTGTCTTACTAGTTAACTGTCCATACTGACTATAAGGCATAGGAGTATCTGCGGCAGTATTAGGATCACTATACCCATACATAGGTTGCTCTTTATCACCCGCTCGAAATGCAGCGGTGGTAAGATCACCAAGTGTACTTGCAATAGCACCATAGTTCTTAGTCATATTCGCATAATCCTTCTGCGTAGCCCACATCCTAGCATCCTGACTTGCGCCGTACTTAGCACCCATAGCTTGCTGTGTATATTGATTAGTCAACTTAACATCAAGATCTCTCTTGGCTGTCTGACTCTCTCTTGTTGCCTTGCCTTTGGCATCTTGGGTCTTAATAGCCAGATCCGCCAGTGCTCTTAACTTAGCCCCACCAGGCGGTATGTTCTCGGCAATCATCTGTTGAGCACTCTTACTCTGTGAATCTATTAACCTGTTCTGCTCTTGCAAGGCGAAGTCTATCTCACCGAACTGATCCTGAAAGCCCGGCACGTCTAGCTGACTCGCCTTCCCACCACCCAAGAAATACTCCGTAATCCCCTGTTGCATAGCCACAGTTCCTTGACCCTGTTCCATCATCTGATTCAGTGCCTTGGCTTGACTACTGGCTCCATATACACTAGCAGCAGTTCCAGCTACTCCTACCACTGTCTGTACTATCTGTTCTGCTCCAAATCCACTGCCCATCTTACACCTCCTACTTATAGTCTCGTCCTAAACTAGTCTGCACTAAAGCTCCTGCTGTGTCAATAGTAACTCGCCAATATACCGGCGGATCTGCTCCGTCTTTCAAGACCACACCTCTTGATGCACTGGTGTGTACTGTATCATATTGTGTAGTTTGTCGAGCATACAATTCCGGTTCTCCTCTGTGTCCTTCTATCTTGTCTAGTCTGTTAGCCAACAACTCAAAGACCCTATTACATTCAACCAATAAATCATTAGGATCTGTGCTTCTGATCTTATACGGAACTGAACCAAAATCGGTCATTACAAAATCTCCAATTCATTAAACACATGAGTGATAGGACTAGGTGTTCCTGTTGCAAGTATTCTTATATACAAATACCTGCCTTTTAGTTGTGGGCCAAAATCATACCAAGCGTATCTTGTACTTGAATCCTGATCCGTGAGAGCTTGGGTGTGTTCTAAAGTCCCGTCCACATAGAAATACAAAGTCCAGTCTCCCTTACAATCAACCCGGAATTTTCTGACCCAACCAACTGCTTGATTAGAGTCCTTCCCTACCAAAGAATACGCTTTTGTAACCACATCAGGAACAGCTGAGTCGTCTGTATTAGTCGCCGAGCTGAACAGCTCATAGATACTATAAGAACTAGCACTACCCAATCCTCCATATAACTTACCCCGCCCACCATCAGAAGTTAAACTCCCGGCCTCTACACTCAACTGCCGCCAACTCTGTTCAAACACATCAAAGGCTATGATGTTGTTAGTCACCGTCCCATCAACATCCTTTATAGGTAGCATAAGATAATAAACTCCTAACAAGAAACACCCTCTAGCTACACTATCTACCGTAGATGTGTCTACTATATCAACCCAGGATTCTGCTGTGAGACCAAAACTCCGGCCTATTGCTTCGCTTATACGTACAGACTTCAAGCCATCAAATCTATACACTCCATCATGAGCCAAGAAATAAATCCCATCCGGGCCAGTAGCTACACTCCATCTCGCTACAGTACCTACATGAGATCTTGTCTGGTGCCACGCAAAGGTATTGGAGTCACTTCCATACATCCCCGCAATCCCGGCGGTCTGTATAAAATACAACTTACCCTCGAATCCTATTATGTTCTGTATCGAATCATCACTAGTACCTACATCTAGATAGTATGTAGAGGGCCAATTATCAGGTCTCTCACTCCTTGAGAACCACACCCGATTAGGATAATCAACCGAGCCAGCTAAAAAGAGTCTATTCAAATGTGCCACTACTACATCACCAGTCGGCGGGACTCCTTGATCTGTGGTTATTTGTGTACTCAAATCTGCATCTATTTTTGTATCAAAAAATGTAGTAGCTGTGTTGTCATTAACATTTCCCGCAAGGTATTGGGTTCCGCCATCTACCAGAGTCCTATACACCCGCCTCTTAGTAACTCGACTATCACTACTCACGCTTATACTCGTCAGTGTAGCCGAGTCATTAGCGGCGGCAGTCGTAGCAATACTAGATATACTAGGATCTGATTCTGCTCCTGTGTCTTCATCATAAAAAGTATAACTATATACATAATCCCCGGCTGCTAGATCACCTCCACTACCTGCCATAGCAACTATAGGCAAATTAGTAGGTGCGTCTATACCCCAGGTCTTACTTCCTGTACCATTATCTGACAGCATAATAATTCCATCAGTCAAGAATACATAAGTAGTAGACCCCAAGACAGGTTTAATAGGTGCATAACTAACATGATCACCGGTCATAGAAGTAGACAGTGTTCTAGTAGACTGGGTGGATGAATTATAACAATACAGATTATCCCCAACAATATAGAATATAAGATGTTTACTAACTCCTTCAACATCTACAATATACAAATCCTCAATCATGCTGGCTATAGTCTCACCAGCGAAGTAGGAGTTTTCGACATACAAATTCCGGCACTTCAAGGCTCCCAACCTATCCAGACTCACATCCTTACACATAAACAACGCATCATCTTTCATGAGTTCTTTTCGTGCTCTGTTCTGCCACCCAACTGCAAAGTTACTTATTATTATTCCCATCTGGATTCAAAGATCCCCCGTATAGAAGTGCACTCAGCAAAGAATATATTTTTCATCAACTCAGCCTTTTCTGTATCTTTCCCATCCCCATCTTGACCAAAAGCCAGAGCAAGAACACCATGTTTAAGTACCGGCATTAAGCCATCCGATAACCAAATTTCATGTTCATAAGCACCTAGATCCCTATGTGATCCTTTATACCATAAAGTCCCGGCTTCTGTGTTGGTGCGACCAAACAAACTAAGCCCAACTGGTCTATTGACCTTAACCACACTCGTAGGCGTGGTGGATGTACTGTCAGCATAAGCGTCCACAATAATACCATACTCCGCATTAGCCCCGCCTCCTGCTGTAAAGGTCTGGTAGTCTGCATAGTCAATAACGGCGGCAACTCCTATACCATAATTAGTATAGACTGTCTCTGTCCGCAATACACCAGAATCATCAACCAATAACAACCAATCATTAGACCCACCACTTGAATCTATCAAAGCAATGTCTGTAGCACTAGTAGACGCACTAGCAGTAGTAACCAACAAACCAACAGCGGACACAGTCAGATCCCAGTATGTAGTTGGCCCTGCAAGTACCGGCGCGGTTGCAGCACCACCAGCGTTGGTAGTAATTATCACACCCCTATTTGTTGTCACCGTCCAGAAAGCTCCACCTACAGATAAGATCAGACCTGCTGTAGGTGCTGCACTTGAGCCTCCATCGTATACACTACTAGGAACCGGTACATATCTAATCACACTCCCTGGGCCACTACCTATTAGACTAGCTCCAGTTGGTGTTCCTGTCCCTCCTGCAAGCCAGTCATCGTCTAGAAAGTCCAGTTCATCCAAGCTAACCGAGTCCTTCATCAGCTGACTAAACTGCACAAAATAACTCTGCTCATAATCTTCTGGTACAGTAGCTTCTCCGGTAGTACCATTGACTAATCTATTTTCTGTCTTGTCAAACAACTGTGTCAACTGACAGAACATCTTCAATGCCTGTCTTGTATACCCAAACACTTCAGCTTTAGTCCATACGGGGTTAGTACTATAGTCTTCCTGTAGTACATCTCCTATATCTGTGAGAAAATCATCTACTCTCATTTTGCTCACCTTGTGTTCGCTGTGAATCTACCGTTTTTTGTTGTGATCTCCTGATGTCGTCTACCATAAACTCCACCGGTCTTGGCTTAAATCCCTGACCAGACGGGAACTTGGATTTAGTTGTCGCAACCAGTTCATTGACACGAGTTACGTACATCTTGTAAGACTCTGCGGCTTCTTTGGCCCGACCAGGCTCACTTGCAAATCCATGAAAGACACCGTAGTGGAATAATATATCCTGAAAGTTCTCGCTCAACCTAGGTTCGTCTGTGGCGGTGAGACTAACCGGCACAAAGGCTCCTATGATAGTTAGGTCCACCGACCCACCAGAAGGTATAGGTACTACACCAATCATACACTCTGCATGGTCGTACGGAGCGAGGACTATATACTGTGTAGCATCTACTCCAGATATAGTCCCTTCCCATGTAGAACTAAAGAACTCAAGCTCATCTAAACGGACCGGATTGACTCGTGTTCCCGTAGTTGTATTCGCTACATAAATCGGGGCAATCATTTCTGCACTGGAGTCTACCGGCAGAGCTACAAAATTCCGAGTTTCGCCTATGCTTACACTACCCCTTCTCTCATCAAATAATGTAAGCACAGCGGTTAGTTTATACCCATCATTTATGGACTCCAAGACAAAAGCATCTGTTCTATACACTGCTTTATCAGCCAGTATATATTGTATGTTAGCAACTAAAGTAGAAACAAGCATATCAACTCCTAACCAGAACCAACTCCACCTGCAGTGAGGTAATAATAAGTAGTACAACCCGCTAGCGAAACATAGTTAGTTATTAAACCACCCTTTGTTATACCCACAACTGTGAATGAGCTACAATTACTCGCCTTAAAAGTAGCGGCACCAAGACCGTCCATGTGTATATTACTAAAGTTCATGTTAGTACTATAATATGCACCACCTACAAGACTAACAGCACAAGCAGTACCACCTACTCCAACTATATTTAGGTCACTAACCACTAAATCGCCAAAGGCATCACCAGTACAGTACACACCGGCTATTGTTACCCATCCTCTAAGCCCAGAAATAATTATACCAGTAGGATTATCATTAGCTTCACTAGCAACACTAGTGTCTATATGAACAAGACTACTTAAACTACTACTATTAGTACTGTTTAGATTATTTATATACATCCAACCACTATATATACCTACACGTATTCCAGTTGTGATGTTAGCTCCAAAATGCAAGCCAGTAAAATTACCATAAGAACCTCCGCCATTAGTACCTGAATAATTACCGTCAGCTAAATATATAGCAGTAGCTCCAGATGAAGCAGTAAACCAAATATCCTGAACACCATTTCCATACCAAGCTCCAGTAGTAAAATGCAGAATAGGATTTCCGCTTGTGCCGTTAACGACAGTTGAACCTATCCCTGAACCACGTATGTGTATGTTTACATTAGTTATATAAATTGTACTACTAATTGTCCAGGTGCCGGAACTTAAATAAACTACTCCACCTCCAGCAGCAGCAGTAATTGCGGCAGTTACGGCAGCTTGAGTTCCATGTGTACCATAATCATCTGCATTGTAGTATATACTTACATCGGTTAAGGCAGCACCACTTGCACTTTTTCCTTCTAGTAAAGGATCACCTATTGCCATAACAACCTCTATTTGACCTTAGCCAATTCATCAAAGAACTCTATGAGTTCCACCACTCCACCAGTCCACTGACAATTATCAAGAGCCTTGTACAGGAAAACAAACTCAGTGTCTTCTAATTCTAATGTATCAACTGCTGCTTTAATCTTACTACTGATCTTTAAAGTAAGGGTTATGTTATCTAGTCCTTTCAAACCTTCCTCATAAGCACTAAGTGCAACACCCATTAGTTCTTGTGATGTAACTGGCTCGTCTCGTCCTGTGGTCTTCATTGATACTAGTTTTAATGTTTTCATTTCGTCCTCCTGGGACGGTTAGTTCAATATATTTGCATCTTCTAGTCTGTCTTCTAGTTCTTTAAGTCTTTCATGAAGCTGTATTATATAAAGAGCTTGTTCTTCTGATTTTATGATTAACTCCTGTGCGGCTTTTCCAAGACTCATCTTGTCTTGATTTCTATTTACAGTCATACCAGGAAGTTGAGTATTAGCGGCTATGTAATTACTCATCTCATTTATTGACATCAAGTCATAATCATCCTCAAACACAAAATCAGTACAAGTCACTATACCACAACTTGATACAATCTGTCCTTTCACAGTCAAATCACAAGAACCGTCAGCAGCTATCGCTATATCCATCATTTCATTAGTACCAGTACCAAAATTATTTGCACATCTAAACCAATATAGTCGACTTCCAACTAGATAATTCAATACACAACGACTTCCAGACGAACTGTTTGTATCTTCTATATAAACACCAGGAGTAGCGGCATGACCTACTCTAAACTGCCCAGCTGTTGAAATCTGTACATTATTAGCTCCACTATAATACCCACGTGAAGTTATATTACCCACCATGTCTATAGCAAAAGCAGAGTGCCCACTGGTATCAGTTAAGTTATTCCTGTCCTCAATAGTAAAAGCCTTTCTAGTAGTATGTGTCAATGAATCAAAAGGAAAAACTCTAATCCCCTCAGAATCAGCATCAGTACCTACACCGGCAGCTATAGCTATACCACCACCATGAGTTGCGTTCCAGTTAGTTGCAAGCAATCCAGTTTGAGCACCATGTACGTCACATTCAATAGCAACACCATGATTTCTGGCTATAGGAGTGTTTGAAAGTGTTGTACCAGTTATAGTTCTTAACGCCGATGGAACCTCACTACTATACACAGGATCGTATTTCTGAAAGGTTGCCGCGTTTCCATAACCCCATTCGGACGAGACTATTCCAGAAGAGTCTCCGCCGTTATCAACATCACTGTAGTGGAAGATTATTATTCCAGAGCTTATTTGTTTAGTATAAGGAGGCACATCAGGGTCAACATTATAAGTGACGACCGAATTAACATTCTCAATCCATAAAGAAGTCTTCACACAATTAGTAAGTTTATTAAGAATAAAGGCTGTATGAGAATAAAAACCCGAGTAAGATGGACTAAAAGAACCATTAGCATAACCTCCACCACTACTAGGTTCAATGATTATGTAACTAGGATTATGAGCAGTAGCATCAATAGCCAACTCAGCATCTTTATTAATTATTAAAGGATCACCAGTTGCCATTACCACACCTCCGTATCATGGTCTATATTAAACACATTACTATCCCAAGGACCTCTAGTTTCTAACCAAGGTCTTATTCGTCTAGGCAAGGAACTCGTACTAAGGTCTTCGATAATCATCTGTCTCATTAAGCCCTGGAACTCTGTCTGTGCATCCCTGGCCATCCCAATAAATGCGGGATTTTGCGTGACACCAAATGCTTGTCTATAGCAGTCCCACAAAGCTCCTGCTTCCAGAATCTCAGATCTAAACACCGGCTCATCTGTATCAGCACTCAGATCACTAACCTTCTTCTTATAAAACACAGTAATTGCATAATCAGTATCCCCGGCGGGCCAGATCTCAAGACTTATGATCCCCAAAGCACTACTTTTACTAAACACACTCCAATAAAGTGGAGGTCCAGTAGACTCTCTCTCAGGATCTACAGTATTAAAATACTCTTTGGGTCTCTGTCCCATCTCTGTCTGGTACACAACCATCCGCACTTCGGCCACATCTCCAACCGCCGGACTGTATACCTGTGGCCAATGACTAAAATCCTGGGCAGTAGCATCATCTTCTGCATAGGAAGTCTCTAGTGTGAGCTGAGTAGTACTGTCCACAGAACTTATTACATAAGGCTGTGACTCACTTCCTATCCTGAACAGATGCGCCGCAATTCCACTCCAGCTCGTACTAGTTCCAGTCACCGTGGTAGATCCCTGAGTCACAGCACAGCTCTCACTGCTTGTATTACTCACCTGCTCTTCAATTCTAATAACTGTTGAGTCATTCAAGAAAGCCCAGTCTTCTACACCTAAGATCTGTTGATACCTCACATTGATCCGCTGCTTTATGACCGGGATACTAAGCATAGGTACAAATTGCCGGATATTTAAAGCCATTAACCTGAAGTTCATAATTCTTCTCCACTACATCCATTCATTAAATGAATCGTTTACACATTGTCAGCCCTACTTAGTTCTACCCAACCTCCACTAATACCCATTAACATAACAGTATCATAAGCACTATTAAAGGTAAAATTAGCCTGACACTGTATATTACCCCCATCAGTCATGGTAAGACTAGACGTAGACCGTATGACCAAGAGATGTCCATCAGGCCCAGTTGATCCGTCTATAGTAGCACTATTAAAATTAGTACTCCCAGTTAGTAATATATTATGAGCATTACCTGTAATCACAAGTGTTCCAGCACTAGCTACACTACTTACCGCACCAAATTCTCCACCACCTCCAACAGGGCTTGTTCCACTTGTACCCGCAGTACCACTTGTTCCATCTCCGCTTGTACCGCTTGTTCCGCCACCGCTAGTTCCACTCGTACCAACACCACTTGTCCCTGCCGTCCCACTTGTTCCTGCACTACCACTCGTTCCTGAACTCCCACTTGTACCGCTACTTCCACTCGTACCAGACGAACCGCTCGTTCCACTAGTACCGGAAGTTCCACTCGAACCCGAAGTAATTCCAGAAGCACTTGTTCCGCTAGTACCCGAACTCCCGCTGGTTCCGCTTGTACCACTCGTTCCAGACGAGCCTGAACTTCCAGAAGTTCCACTTGTTCCACTACTACCTGATGTAATACCAGCAGCACTTGTGCCACTTGTACCTGAACTTCCGCTAGTCCCGCTTGTACCACTAATTCCACTACTCCCACTTGTCCCAGATGTACCAGAAGTTCCCTGTATACCACCACCACTTGCAATCGCATAGTAACCAGCAACCGCACTCGGAAATGTCAACACAACATCATTAACCCCAGTAAATTCTATATTACTAGGTATAATAGTATTATAAGAACTATCTGTTACCTCTACTACAACAGGCTGGTAGCCTAGATTATGATTTATATTCCAAGTAGTTGCTGAACCATTAGTACCGTAGAACGCCCCGGCAATAGCCTGTGTACCAGAAGTACCAGCAGTACCACTCGTGCCAGAACTACCACTTGTTCCAGCAGTACCAGAAGTCCCGCTACTACCAGAAGTACCACTACTTCCTGATGTACCTGATGTACCACTGCTACCAGAAGTAATACCAGAAGCACTTGTTCCAGAGGTCCCACTACTTCCACTAGTTCCACTCATACCACTTGTACCTGAACTCCCGCTTGTGCCTGATGTTCCACTTGATCCAGAACTTCCTGATGTACCACTCGTACCGCTAGATCCCGATGTACCGCTAGTTCCACTAGATCCACTAGTACCAGATCCACTCGTACCAGACGTCCCTGATCCACTCGTACCACTTGAACCAGCCGTTCCGCTTGTTCCAGAACTCCCACTAGTACCAGACGTACCGCTACTTCCTGCTGTACCAGACGTTCCACTAGAACCGGAGGTCCCACTAGATCCGCTAGTACCTGAGGTCCCCGAACTTCCACTACTACCAGAAGTTCCACTCGATCCACTAGAACCAGAGGTAACACCAACACCACTCGTTCCTGAGGTTCCGCTAGTACCACTGGTGCCTCCACCACTTGCCATAGCATAATAGCCACTAACAGCACTTGGAAAGGTTAGAGTAACTGTATCTATATCGTCAAAACTTATATTACTAGGTATAATAGTATTATAACTATCGTCAGTTACTTCCACCACAACAGGTTTATAACCTAGACTATGAACTATTGTCCAGCTAGTACTTGCAGCTCCTTGAGTTCCATAAAATCCTCCAGCCACCGCTTGGGTTCCACTTGTTCCGGCGGTTCCACTTGTACCAGAACTACCAGAAGTACCACTAGAGCCAGACGTACCAGAAGTCCCACTAGAACCTGATGTACCACTACTACCACTTGTTCCAGAAGTACCAGATGAACCGCTAGAACCAGAAGTACCACTCGTTCCACTGCTTCCAGATGTACCGCTTGTACCGGAACTTCCACTCGTACCGCTAGTCCCACTAGAACCAGAACTCCCACTTGAACCAGAGGTCCCACTAGTACCTGAACTACCACTTGTCCCACTGGTACCTGAACTCCCTGATGTTCCACTACTTCCAGAAGTACCTGAGGTCCCACTTGATCCAGAAGTCCCTGAGGAACCGCTTGTACCACTTGAGCCAGATGTTCCACTAGAACCAGAGGTTCCGCTTGTGCCACTACTACCAGACGTGATTCCGGTGGCTGATGTACCAGAGGTTCCAGAACTTCCACTTGTTCCTGAGGTTCCAGCTGTTCCTGAGGTTCCACTAGATCCACTTGTTCCTGCTGTACCACTGGTTCCACTACTACCAGATGTACCAGATGTTCCACTACTCCCAGACGTACCGCTGGTTCCACTCGAACCAGACGTTCCGCTACTCCCAGATGTACCAGAAGTACCTGAACTGCCTGACGTACCTGAAGTACCGCTAGATCCGGCAGTTCCTGATGTACCACTAGATCCGGCTGTGCCTGAGGTACCAGAACTCCCACTCGTACCACTTGATCCACTAGTCCCGCTTGATCCGCTGGTGCCACTAGTTCCACTCGATCCTGATGTACCAGACGAACCAGAAGAGCCAGAACTTACACCAACACCAGAGGTACCAGACGTTCCTGATGTACCAGAACTTCCAGAAGTCCCTGATGTACCCGATGTACCACTAGTTCCACTAGTTCCTGATGATCCTGACGAGCCACTAGAACCAGAACTTACACCCGAGCCAGAGGTACCAGATGTACCAGCTGTACCGGAAGTACCACTAGATCCACTACTCCCACTTGACCCACTAGTACCTGCTGTTCCAGACGAACCACTTGTTCCTGATGTACCTGAACTACCGGATGTTCCACTTGTACCACTAGTGCCTATAGCACTTGTACCAGATGTCCCACTAGTACCACCCGTACCAGAAGTGACACCGACCCCACTAGTACCACTTGTACCTGATGTTCCACCAGTACCAGAAGTCGATACCACACTATCAGCATACGCCTTAATAGCTCCTTCTGTAACCAAGCTAGTATTACTAGTACCTAAACTAGTGCTAGAAGAAATCTCACTAATGGCAACAGAAGTAGCATCATCTTCAAATGTACCCCCATCCAATATAACCTTTCCACCAGCAGAATAGGTATGTTCAGCGGTTATAGTGGCATCAATAGTAGTCGTTAATGTCGTAGGCATTTTGTTACCCCGTTAAACTATGTTTGTAAGAATCTCACCAACAGCCTTTATTACAGTCTCAGGTTTGATGTTTTTACTGCACTCAAAATCCTTATTCTTAGGACACCAAGCCCAATTATCACGAGCAAATGTCACACTACTATCATTAAAACACCCATGACAAACATCTTTGTTTATAATCCTATGATTACCAGATTGAAATTCACAAAACGGTTCACTGAAACCAGAGACCATAACGACTGGCGTGTTGACCGCCCAACTTAACCAACTAAGACCAGAACCTACACCTAAAAACATTTTTGCTTTGGCTAACACATCTGCTACTTGAGTAATAGGTGAAGTATGTATTGGTGTGACATTCTTTAACTCTGTTCCTTCTTTGCCTATGGTTAAAACCTCTAAACCCTGCGAGGTTATATAATCAACCACCTCTTGCCATCCACCTACATAGTTCCAATACTTAGCTTGCATAGTAGAATGTTCCGACAAGCATACATAATCTTTAGGTAATTTATGTTGATACTCACTCATGGAAATTTTAGGTTTTAGTTCTTTATACTCCAATCCTAACATATCTGTGCCTACTTGCTGTAAAGGCACCGAGTTCCACGGATGTTTATTCTTATCACTATCTCCATCAAAGACACCAACACCAAAAGACGCATATATATTAGGGGCAACGTCGCCAACCTTGGTGAAGTCTATATTAGGATACACAGATTCAAACAACTCATTCCACCAAGTAGCTGTTACAATACTACATTTATGTTCTTTTGCAAATGCTTCAAGATAAGGAAACCAAGCAATAGTATCACCTAAAGACTTACTATCCATCCAAATTAAGACACGTTGTCCTATTGGATCGAATCTATGTGAAACTAATGTTTTATCAGTCTTGGTGTCTGTTACTCTAACTAGCCAATTACTGCAATACTTCCGACCAGGTCTAGCCCATTCACCACTACCTAAGATAGTACCATACATAGACCTACCAATATCTGAGTCAACAAAGTCAACCTTGTATTGACCACCATTTGGACCTTGAACTTCACAATACGGACCATCTACAAAATGTACAGTTACATCTACATTATCGCTTCTACATAAATACAACATCTGTATGTGGTCATTATCACCAAGGTATAATGTATAAGCAGAAAATCCGGCATTTGTTAGTCTGGTCAATAACTCAGTTCTCAATTCTGCTTTGAAGTCAAACAACATATTATGATATTCTATACATATTTTTTGTACCTTAGCAAGATTATCGTCTGACAAACCAGCAAATAAATCCAACTCCGAACCTTCTATATCTACCTTTAAGTAATTAATCACATCCAGACCAAGCTCTCCAATCATGTGATCTAATGTGACTAGTTCTATTTGAACTGACTCACCTGTTTTAGTGTTATTTATATTATTATCTTTTACACTATGTCCGCCCTCACAAGAGTGGATAAAAAGCTCTGAAATTCCGGCTTTGTTGGATATACCCAACTCTGATTTCCATGACTCCACATTCTTCTCCAAAGCACTATAATTATCTGGCTCTGGTTCAAAAGAATATACCTCACTAGCACCCATTTCTTTTGCGTATCGTGCAAATACACCTATATTACCACCACAATCTACTACAACATCCCCAGGTTCTATTTTACATCTACCATGTTCGTATGTCTTATCAACAAAGATCTCATGATATACACCACTAAAAGTATCAATTCCATCGACAGATATATCAACAGGCTCAGTAGAATTTGGCAAATAATACTTAGTTCTTTCTAACTCAACCTTTTCAGTAGGCACTAAATACCTCTCGTACATTTCCTTTAATACCTTAGGATCATGTTGACAGTGCATTAACCACACACCAGACTTTTCTGGAATGTGTATATGTTCTGATAACCCACCTGCCAACACTGGCATGTATTCACTGTAACTTTCTTGCCACTCTGCTGTGAAGAACTTATCAAAATACTTAGGCCAATATATGTCATAGATATGAACTCCTAATTGTTCTGTGGCTTCATACTTCCATAGCATTAAGTTCATAAAAATCTCATCACCTAAAGGGCCGGACTTTTCTACCAACTCCTCAGGGGTAAGTTCATCTTTCCACTTCAGTACATCTAACATGAATTGCTTACAGTTCTTATCAAACAAGAACATACAAGCCTGTACCCAAGGAGACATAGACCTCTCAGAGATTCCGAATTTTGTCTTTAGTTCCTCAAACCCAGGTGCTGGTATACCATTAGTTTGTACAACTACATGGTCATAGATATGCGAGGCAAAAAGCGGGTAATTATTTAACCTACCTACAGAGTCCCATATCCTGTCTATGCTTTCCGTACAAAAACTATCCCCATCTATCCAAGCATAATGACTACCTTCCACATTCTCTATTGCGTCTAGACCACATAATAATTTACAAAAATAAGAATCAACTGCTCGACCATCAGGCAGGGTAGCTTTTGAGGTAAAATCAATACGTCTTTTCTGCATACGTGGTAAGTCAAAAGGTATATCACAACCAAAACCATAAACCACGATCTGTGCAGTAGAAAATTTCAACAGACTACTAACACAAGTTTCAATCAAAGGCATATAATTTGAATCACCACCAAGAACAAATACAGGCTTCAAGGACTTTGCAATAGTAAAACCACCTACAATATCCTCGCAGACGTAGTCCTTTGTTAACATATGAAAGAAGCCAATTTCTGTATTGTCAACCAGAGTTAGCTTTCCATCAAGCCATGTTGCGTTATCTTGTGTCTTCTCGTGTTGGAAGTTCTGTCCATTTAGTATTATCTCAAGTTTTACATCCTCTTCAATAAGTTTATCACTCCACATACTTTCATCAAAGTTAGTGTACTTGTCTGTCTCATCAAGCATGGATTGAAAACCAGGGGTGGAAGCATATAACTCCCGCATCTTGGGTGTGTTATGTACTAGAGTACAAGGCCCGGCAACTCTATAATGCAGTCCGTCTTTGGTTGAACCACCAAAAGTAATCACATCGTAGTCTTGTTCCATATACTTATTAAAGAATCCATCCAACTTACCCCAAATAACATCAAGATCACAGAAACCCCAATAATCATAATCTTTGAGATACCCATCATAAATATGTCCATATAAAGGTTTATAATCACACAACTTATACGACACACCTATACGCACTTTATGGTCTATTGTACGACTAGCAAGTTGTTCAAATGATAATTTAGTCTGGTCTATAAAACTAACATTCTCTGGATACTCATGTGGAGCCTGTTGATCACTAAATATCAACCAATCAAACTCTGGATTCTCAGCACAAGAACATAAGAACATATAAAACCAATCAGGAAAGGGTCCAAGCCAAGTAACCACAAATGCTGCTTTTTGTTGATTGTTTAAATCATCAACTAATTCGTCCAACAATTCCCCGCCATTTCCGTTGCCATGCCACACCAAGGTCTGCTTGTTTACTTCATCTTTGGTTGTATTACCCAGTGTTTGAAACATCTCACAATCTACATCTCTGATAATCTTATGACCATTAGCCATAAAATATTTAGTCAACAACCACTGATCGTTTCTACCATATAAGCCACCCTCTGTACCTAGTAAAGCCTCTGGTAGTTTGGTATACTTATCTACCATCGTATTTAGTGCATTATAAATAACACCAGCCGGACCCATATAAGTGCCGGAATTTACATACCTAAACTTCTCCTCTCCAGGTGGGTAGTTCTCAGCTAGACTCCTATCTGGATACAGATTCTTTTCAGCACCTACAACAATATACGACTCTGGTACTGCTTTCGTGTACACAGACGTGTTTTTATCTGCTTGTCTGTGATAAGCCTGTATTAACTCAGTCTCATTTCCTAGTAAGTAACTATCAAAACCATCCAAGAATAGTACCAACTGCTTCTTAGGCAGAGTTGAAACATAATCCCTCATGTGGATGAACTTGGTTATAAAATCTCCCCACTCTACTCCAGCACCCAAGACCTCAAGCTCCATACCTTGTGCTGTGACAGACTCAACCAACCTATCAAGCCCGGAGTTTGTATGATTAGCGAATGTAACAACCTTTAATAACTTAGCTCCACTATCAGACTCTCTACTAAACGTAGCCTGTGAAGCAAAATCAAACAAAGGCAAGTCAAACATACGCCTAAAGCAGACCTTATTATTATGAGAAACCGTCAACACTTCACCCTTTTGATACTTATTCTGTAGTTCTTCTAATCCAACACTACCAGGCTCAACACTCAACTCTAACCTCTCACCAGAATATTCAACCACACAGTCAAGCCTCTTAGCCCCACGATTATCTATACCTATAACCATAGCACCAACATAATTAGCACCTATTGAATAAGTCACATCTACCATAGTATCTACTTCCCGTGCAGACTCAGAACCACCAAAAGCTCTCCAACGGTCTATAGCTAACCAATCTTTAGGTCTAGTAGTATTAACCTCCACTGCGTCGTATTTTCTAAATGCCTCTAGTAATGTATACTCTAACTGAGTAGCAACTAATCTACCAACATAATACTCCTCTGGAGTTTTGTACTCACTAAAAACCTCAAGACCTTTTTTGACTGAAAAAGAGAAAACTCCACTCTCCATTTCTTCATAAGGTACATGATGATTATTTGGTTTGATATAACATAAATCATTTCCAACCACCGGAGCTATGAGTGTATTCAACCACACATCATTATCTATGTCCACGTCATATTCTATATAATGAACATAGTCCTTTGATTTCATTATATCTGTATTCAATGCGTTACGTATATTAGTCCATATAGCATAATCATATAACCAAGGAGCCTCTGTGTCTACTCTTAAACCCCCCGATTGAATCCATAATCTTGCATCTAGACTAATTTTATAGTAATCTTCTTTATACATAAGTGGATTATGAGAATCAAACACATAATAATCCACATACTGCTGTAACCTACTAGGTATTGGTTTATGTGATACTAACATAACATCAAAGCCTAGAGACTTTGCCTTGACTACACGTTCATGAAGTAAATCTTCTTGGGCATCAGATACACACCAAGCACCTATAACAACAATATGTTTCTCAGCTAAACTGACTGCCCAACTAGAGTCTGAATAATGTTTGAGTTTATACTCACCTAAGGTATTGTCAACCGCTGGCCTGACTCCATCTGCGCCGGGATTTACGTTTCTATGAAAATAGTCATGCCCACACATAATACCCTTAGGTTTTAGTTTAGGCATCCACGCTAGTATGTCAGCACACACAGCATCATAATCATGTGCAGCGTCCACATAAACTAAGTCCAACGAACTGTCTTCAAACCTCTGTGCAGCAGGAACTGATTGACTTCTGATCTTCTCTACGTTTCCAGCTCTATACTGCATCTGCTCAAACCTAGCTTGTGCCATCAAGATATTAGTTATGTCTCCATAACAATCCTGCCATTCGTCAACTCCATAAACCTTCTTAGCTCTAGAGGCAAAGACTTCTGTACTAACTCCACCAAAACAACCTAATTCTACCATTACGGTGTCTTTAGTAATATAATCATCCGCAAGTTCAAATAGTCCTGCTGTAGTATTCCACGGAACCATCTCTGTTTCAACACCACGCCACTTTATTCTAGATTGAGTACGTAGTCTAGTTTCTTTTTCTGTAGTACTCTCGTCAAAATCCCCGAATTTTTTAATCACACTAAAAGACTTCTCGGCGGCAGATTCCCACGAGAACCTATCTCTCACTTCACACGAAGCGGCAAGAGCTTCTTGTATACGATTTATATCTATCGGATCACGGACTTGATTATACAAACTTCGCATTATTTCTCTCAGATGATTGAAGTCTGGCTCTGCCCACATACCAGGAAACTGACTTCCTACCGGATAGGTCTCCTGTGGTGGTTTCATCTCTTTAATACGCACTTTATGCACACCCAACAAATCTCCGGCGTATTCTAGTTGTCCACCAAAATCCGAACATATACTTGGTAATCCACACGCTACTGCTTCTATAAGGGGTAGATTCCAACCCTCGGCACGAGAACAACTCACAAACACATCACTATATTTTAGATAATCTGCATAAGTATTACGTGGAGGGAAATGTAAAATTTCCAACTTAGGACTCATCAAGCCATGATGTTCTAAGCGTTCTTCTGTAGTCTCAAACCCATCTATAGAGAAACTATTATCTACAGAAATAGCCATACCTACATTGGTGTCGCGTTCAAACTCAACCAAAAAAGCCTGGATAATCTCCGTAGTGCTTTTCCTATATTCCCACCTACCAAAAAGCAGAAACCTAAAATCATCTGTTCTGCCATTCATAGGTTGGAATAACTCTCCATCAACACCTTCTGGTATAACCTTGACCCGATCTTCTGGGTATCCTTGGTCTATACTACATTGTCTCTGCCACTCACTAGGAACCCATAATTGGTCATACTCTAACAACCTAGCAAAGAACTCATCTGGTTGACGTGTACTTTCCCATACATTGTAAGCTATTTTTGGGCTTGGTATATCCTCATAAAAAACCGGGTGACCAGTTACCTCCAAGACAATATGTAAAACATTTGAACCAATTATCCTATTAATCATTTCCTGTTGTTCATCAGACAACTCAGTCGTATCATCAACTGTTGTACTCACGATACCTACAGGAACAAACTTATTGAGAGCAGTAAAAAACTCTCGCGCATGGTTGGCATATCCTGTATGCCCCATGAAACTTGTATGTCCTAACACTAAATCGTACATAGTGGTCCTCCTAGAACTTTGGTTAATAATTTAAACAACTCAATATCCTCACACTACATCACTATTACTTAGGTTCATAACTAAACAACTTATCACACAAATCAAGCACGAAATCATCCCATTCAGACTCAGGATCGTCAATAGCTTTCTTTAACAGTTCACGTAATACAGTCTTGTACAGCACACATACCATGTTGTAAATTAATGTAATTTTCATTTCTCAACCCTCCTCTGTTTAAGTTTTAACCCATGCACAGGACAGTAGGGCACACTCCGATACCCCATTCCCGGCTTTCATCCACACTCATAAATCCACTCATATTTCTCACGCTTTTTTTGTTGACGTCTGATCCACCAATCACGTATGGCTATTAAGTCAAGGCTAAATGAGTACTCTAAAGGTCTACGGTTCCACATCGAAAGACTCCTTAACCACACGAAGTAGTTCAGTCGTAGCTACTGGCTTGGCTATTACCGCCGAGAATCCGTTCTGCAACCCATAATCCGGTTTAAACATCTCGAAATTTCCACTCACACAAATCACCTGAGTTTTAGGCTCAAGGGTTATTAACTGTTTGCATATTTCGTTTCCTGGTAGTGAATGTAATCCCAAATTAAGATCCATAATCACAACCCTTGGCTGATGTTCAAAAAACAAGTCAAACGCATTTATGTCATCTCTTGCTGTTAAAACCTCATATCCAGCTTTTTCAAGTATTGCTTTATACAGTTCCCGCAAATTCTCCTGATCTTCAACTACTAATACTTGTTCCATTACTCTACACTCCTGGCAAGCCAGACTAAAATAGCCACGCACACTCCACCGATTGCCCCCCATGCTCCAGACTTGACTTTCAGACTAACTATGTCCTTCCCAATCTTTATCACTTCTTTATTTAGATTATCGTAGCAGTCATTCAGCCTTTCCAATTCTTTTAAGACAAACTTAGACCAACTCTCCCAATCATCATTATTACCTGTCATAATCACACCCCTTTAGGGGCTTGGGGCCAGCCCGTAGTTTGAGGGATTGTAATAGCAAGAAGCCAACAGTCACCTTCTGGAATTAATACTTCATGCTCAACACCCGGATCTATTTCTAAACAGTCACCCACATTGAGGATATGGACCTGCTCGGCAACGGTTACTTCCATTATACCTTTGTAGACAAGAAACATCTCTGTCTCATCATGAGCATGGAGAGGTGACATAGACCCCGCAGACATGAAGACTTTGGCACAACTTATGGCAGGCTCGTTTAGTAGACCGAAACTCAGTGATGTACCTTTAATCATAGTATTCTGACGAATACTTGGAGAATACGTTTCCTTAGAAGAAAACGATAATTTCTCAGTTAAGTTCCTTAATTCCGGCATAAACGAGTTTGCCATAGCACACTCCATTAGTCTTCCCATCCTTGACGTAGAATAACATCCCGGACTTCTTTACAGAGTTTTTTAAAGGTTGCTTTGGAGTCTGTAAGATCGGTCCAGTTTGCGTCTATGTAGTCACCTATCTGCTGCTCCGTCTTGTTGTAGAAGACAGAATCCTTCATGTCATTTTCTGCTGTGACACGTTTGATTGACCATGAAGCTGTGAACGGGACTTTGTCTATAACACCAGAGGGATTAGTATGCCCGTCTGCTATCCATTGAGTGAACTTTTCAAGGTCCGTGTCACCTACGCTATCTTGATAGATGGCTCCTGGGTATTCTCTTTTTCTGATAAGCAATAAGTAATCATTTAATTTGTCATCAAGGTAATTCTGTAAATTTTGACCTTCAAGAACAGGTGTATTGCTGTGCCACAAATAAACCTCTGGAGTATCGTCAGTAAGAGTAAAGAACACCACTTGTCTCTCATTGTCTATATTTCTTATCCCGTTTGCTTGTATATTCATTTTATTCTCCTTTATGAGGCCACTTGGACAGCCATCCAATAGAACTGGATTATATCAAAAGTTTCACTGCCAGTTGCTCTAATTTTGTACGCGATATCGCCAGCCGAGTTACAGGAAACTGATCCTTGATTTGCTGCACGAGCATCATTCACTAATCCAGCAGAGGATATATAGCCTGCTGCAATCATAGTAGTTGCTGGAGATAGTTCAAGCCTGCTCTCATATGCATGACCAGCAGATCCAGAATCATTAATTTGACCGTAAAATGCAACAGACACGGCTCCTTTCGGAATTTTTCCCTCAGTGGTAGCCTCAAGATTGATTACTGTTGCAGTAATATCACTATATCCAGAAGCATTGGCTATAGTTAAATCTGAAATGTTAGTCTCACACCACACAATCTCACCAGGAGGCTGAACATAATTACCTTCTCCTATTGAAGATCCAAACACTAACATTGGTTGGGATATATAGGCGGTATCCGTGGTGTCAGCAACAATAGCCACGCTGAACTCGGTTGTGGTTGCTGATATGGTTGCCGTGACCTCAAGCCATGTCCATGTCCCGTTTGCACCATACGAGCTTGCATCAGAACTCTGGTCATAGTCTGTGGTATCACTATCAATAATTTGCAGGAATATACTACTTGCTGCCCCTGCTTTGACCCATGCCCCGAATGTAACTGTCCGACCTGCGTATTTCTGGTAGTGATTAGCCTGAGTCCTAACCACAGACAAAGGCCAGATAAGGAAATCATCAGCAGCACCAGGGGTCATTTTTAAAGCATAAAAGCTACCATCCTTTGTCACCGTCCCGCCATCATTATGTTGTCTCCATATATCCAAGGTAGTATCTTTATGCCACCCATCAGGTCCAGTTGCAGCAGCACTTACAATGCCTGGGGTGACTTCATGGAGTTGGACTTTATCTATTGCCCATTCTGCGGCTCCGCCCACAGCAATAAAACGAACAAAACCTCCAGCACCAGCACCAGCAGATTCAAAAACAACAGAATATGTTGTATCTGTTGCAGTCAAATTTATATCATAAGCAGTTCCAGAACCATCCCCATCTTTAATAAAAACCCGCAATGTTCCACCAGTTCTGGTGAAACTTGCCGTAAATTCGTAAAGTTTACCAGCCACAGTCGTAAATGTATTAGTGTCGCAACCTTCTCCATCAGCACTGACATCAAGGTGCATATACCCACCACCATCACTAATCTCACCAGCATCAGCGTCTTTGTTTGACCACCCAACAGGTAAATCAGGATCACCGCCTTGCCAGCTTCCCATATTACCATTATCAATTAGATCAGTGGCATCCTCAACCGTACTATCTCCAACAGCATCCCCCGCAGTAGTATACAAATCCTCACTATTACTCCACACTCCGAATCCTGAATTAGTGAGCAAATTAACTTGATTCTCCGCTTGTCCAAACAAAAAAGGCCCGGCCATTTTTCAACCTCCTATTATGTAGTAGTCCATGTTCCCACAGCACCAGGAGCAATAGCCCACGCTGATGTAGTCACACTAACTAAAGTTATACTTGCATAAGTCTCACTTGCATTGGTGTTTTGTATCTGCCCACCAGCACTGGAGTTAGCAATAGTCTCACCAGCAGCAGCATCAATAACCAAATTATCATCAGTCAGTTTAACAAACGTATACTCAAGACCCAAATCACTAGCCCCAGTAATAGTAGGTAAGTTAAACTGCACACTGGCAGTCGAGCCACTGTTCGTAAAGACCTGCCCGGACATATCAGAAGTTAGTGTATACGGTGAACTACCCTCTGTCACCGCATTTACAGTCTTCTTGACATAACCTTTATGTAAAAATCCATAGGTATCCACTTCAACACCTCCTAAGTAGTAGTCCATGCTCCATGCGCACCTCTAACTGTCCAAGTCACAGTCGCATGAATATACTCCAAATTAACAACAGCATACAACTCTGCGGTATTATTATACAAAGTCCCTCCCGCACTACTGTTGGCTATTAAATCACTATCCGCTGCATCAATGATAACCTTGCCCGCTCCGAGTTTAGAGAATGAGATTCTGCTTCCGTCGTCAGCTGTGCCCACACTCGGCATGGTAAATGTCTTTGCAGATGCCGCGTTCATACGTAAGGTCTTACCAAAGTCTGCGGTAGTGACTGTATAATTATCTGTTTTTGTACTAACAACAGCTCTAGCTAATGTTTTGTCTTGTCCATTTACATAAATAGTCATATCAAACTCCTTCTAAGCTGCTGACACAAATCCATCATCTGAAATAGGATTCCACAAACAATGAAAATGGATCTGACCATCTTTATTACCTGCACCATCATCGCTGTAGAACTGAATCGTGGTCGTGCCTGTATTGTCAGCTACGAGAATAGTTGACACTCTAGGCTCTTTGAAGTTAGTGTTCTCTATCACCACCGGAGCCGCCGAACTTCCTACAGTCAAAGCATCTCCAGCGGTTGCGGTTTTACCAATAAATGAGTTAATAGGTAGACTGTTACAAGCAGTAGCGGTCGTGAGGTCAGCGTTCGTTGGGCCATCTGTTCCGTGAACTCTAAATAAACAATTTCCCAACTCTCCATTAAGAGCAGACTCCACATGACCTCTTATTCCATGTATCTCAACAGTTCCAACTAGGGTAAATAAATCAAATGCTTGAGTAGCATCAACAAATGTAACTGATTTTAAAACCTCATCATTATAACTAAAATTAGTCCATACATTAATATCATCCGCATCAATCCAACGTCCATCATTTGCACCACTTGAGCAATTTAATATAGTCCATTCTGATGAACCTGTGACTATGTGGTAACCAGCAGTTTGGTGTCCTGCCGATGTACATGTGTCTAAGACTCCAGTATCAACAGTACCACTTATTTTATATCCAGTGGTTGTAGTATTTCCAACAGTCTTACATCTATAAGCTCGTGTTTGTGCACCCTGTATGTCAAAAGAAATACCACCAGCAGCTTGATATGCCCCGGCACATTCATTTAAAATAGTTCCAGTTCCAGTGATTTGATAACCAGAAGTTCCACCTACTACTTTACCATTCTCTAGGTAACATTCAGCACCACTAACTAAGACTCCTACTGCCGCTGAGTCTGGAGTTACTTTAAACCTCCCTTTAACAGCACACGAAGCACCAGAAATAGTTAATGCAGTACCAGAAACAGGATCAATTAAGACACCAATCTCACACCACATTTCCGTGCCATCAAGATTGAGGGTTAGTCCTGTCTCTGTATAAGTGCCGGCCTTGATATTAAGTGCATCACCGGCAGACATAGCACTAAGGCCTTCTTTTATTGTCTCAAAGGCTTCATGTGGGTCTTGACCACTATTACTATTCGACCCACCAACTTTGTCGACGTACCAGATCTCACCACCGAACTTTGGGATATGTCCGGCTGACTCAACCTCTTGGAGTTGTCCATTAATTGATATAGGCATATCAGACTCCCCCTAGGCTAAGGTTCCACCAGCAACAACAGATCTATAATGCACGAAGACATTACAAGTAGTTGTAGCGTCTGCGGCACCACCAGCTATAGTTAACTGAATCTTAGTAGCTACTGTGATGGCTATACTACCAGTCCAGGCTATCTGAGCTTCTGCCGTTAGGTTTGCTATCACACCATCTGATGAAGATATAATAACCGATGGAGTTACATCATCTGTTTGAATACTTATTGATGTAATAGCAGCATCATCAGAAACATCCACATTAGGTAACTGAAAGGTTAGTTTTTCTAACACAACAACCTGACTAGTTCCTGTGAGTAGATCATAACTTGCTGCTGCTTGGTTGAGGTCTATAGTTGTAGACACCATCTGCATCCTACCTACAGAGGTAGTGGCTAAACCAAGAGAATCTATTACATCACGAATAGCCTCTAAACTATCTGTCGTGTTATCATATGTATACGAGCCGTCTTTGTGGAGTGTATCCTGTAAACTATTTGCTGTGGGAGGCTCTGGAACAGCCGCAGATATGTCTGTAATAATTGCATCCAGATCTGTATGTGCTAGATCCAAACTAGCCTTCACAGAATCATCCTGTGCAGCACCACCATCTCCTGACATCCCACCGAGCTTATCCGATAACATTTCTAGTGAGTCAGTAGTATTATTATACGACGTTGCAACAGGATTCGCGTTTTTACTCAACATATAAGCCGTGATACTTTCTTGTACCACACTATCAGGATATGGGTTAGTCCCGCCATCAGCGGCGGCAACTAAGTGGTCCAATCCATCTGCTTCTAGTGCATCTGTTGCTTCTGCTTCTATACTTGCAAGTGCAGTCGAGTTCCACGTAACAGTACTATCAGATTTCGGAATTTTTGCAACTTCAGCCTCAAGATCCGCAAATTCCGTGACAACATTACTCCAAACCATATCAGGAACATAAGCTGTGTCACCAGCTATTGTTGCAGTGATTCCTGTCACAGTCAACTTATACATATCCCCTTCTGCCCACTCTGCGGCTAGAAACTGATATGAACAATAAACACTTCCATTAGCCTTAGCAAAGGTTGGTTGTGTCTGTGTTCCTGTAGCAAATGCTCCACCACCTGTACTCTTTTGCATCACATTAGTGATACTAGTAATATCTATATTCGCAGATGCAACCGCACCAGAATCCACATCATAAATACCTATATTAAACATCAAATATGCGTTCTCTTCTACCGCACCACCTTCACTTTGCGTAACTCTTAACTGTCCAGCAGCTCCACCTACCGCTACTTGAATAAACTCCAATCTCTCAAGAACCGATCCGTCTGCGTCAGAGGCGACAGCACTAGTTGAGACTTGATTATCCGCATTATTTTTTCCTATATATCGTCCACTATCCCAAGACATACTAAGTCACCCCCCTTAATCTATAGCAATCCACATAGTAATTACTGCGGTATTAGTTCCATCTTCAGTTAACGTAATCTTCATAAACCTAGCAACTTCTGGCTCAAAGCTCACAATATCCGACTGCGTTCCAGCAGCTATTGCACTCACTATATCAACAGCAGTACTAGGAGTAAGGAATGTTCCCTTATAGTCATCAGATAGTTCGTACTCTACCTTAACAACGCCACTTCCGGTCTTGGTGTAATGACAACCAAAAAACCCATTTTGTACCTTACTTCCAAGATCAAGAATCGTGCTCGTAGCAGTTCCACTGGTTGTGAGTGCTTCGGCAGAAAACACCTTCCGCACATATATATCCTTGTATTCCGACATGATCTTATTCCTTAGTAGAAACTGACATTATGTAAGGCATAAACCGCTTGGGAGGAGGACATCCCCAAAAAAGCCTACATAATGCCAGTTTGTTAACACTAATCCCCCACTTTCTAGGAACCTACTGCACTCACTACAGCCGTTAAGCCATTTCCAAGTGCGGTTCCAAAGGTCACCGTGGAGCCAGAATACGACATCAATTCATCCGTAGATGTAGACGTGCCCTTCTGGTGCCACGCACCGTCTATCTCATTCATAGGTAGGGTATATGTAGTCCCTCCACCAACATCACCGGTGAGTTCATATACTACAAACAACTTATCCCCTAGGTATGTAATGAGTTTTTTAGTCCCTGTAATAGCCATCTCATTACCTCCTAATAACCTACAAAAAAGACATCAACATATTCAGCTGATCCCGGTGCTTCATTAAAAGTCACAGTCGCACCAGACCAGGTCATACGCTCACTCGTTGCTGAGTCATCCACTCGTTGAAACCACGCACTTTCGATTGCCTTGACAGGTGCTGTCCAAGTAACTCCGGCAGCATCACCCAGTATTCTATAGCAACCAAAAATCTTGTCGCCAGCGATTGTAAGGAACTGTTTGCTGGCACTAGGTACATCAGCCATTAGACACCTCCTTATGTACCGACGTAGAATACATCAGTGTATAGGTTATTATCCACAGCTTCATCCATTGAAATCACCGCACCAGAGAAAGTCATCAACTCACTCGTCGCAGTATCAGTTATACGTTGAAACCACGCACCCTCTATTGCATCAAGGGGTGCTGTCCAGTCCTTAGTGGACCCATCACCCTTTAACCGATAACATCCAAAGACCTTGTCACCAGCTATAGTCTGAAAGCGTTTTGCTTCTGTAATAGCCATCTTAACGCCTCCTTTTCTACGGTGTAATCTGTAGATAGACTGGTTGAAATTCTTCGTCGGTTCCTTTGTACAACTGAACTCCTATAATGTTGTATGTGAAACCAACTTGTACGGTTATCGCACCTGCTGTTCCTGATGCGGTCATTAAACCGCCTGCTGCATCCTCTGTGCCTGACATTAACACAGCCGCCGGACCCCAGGTCTGGCACCAGAAATAGTTATTCAAAGTCACCGCTGTAGGAGCTACACCTACACTATACTTCTCTTCTGTGGTTGTATGTATATCTAGATCATAATACATGTTATTCATAATAGCCAGCTCAGATGAACCGGTTAAAGCCACATGCAGTGGATCATAAAGAACCAAGTCAGTTGATGTTGACAAGGTTGTATTGGCCGTAGCCTTTTTGATCCTGTAAGAATAACCAGCACCCGCCGCTTCGTGGATAAAGATATAACCTTCTTCCGAGTTATCTTGAGCTGCTGCTGTTACCAGTGTAAACTCAGTTGAGTTTATAGTAACCGCTGCAGAAGGACTAACACCTTCCTCTGCAACTGCCGCCGTTGCAGGCTGTAATACCACTCCTGCAGCTAAGTTAACCCCACCTGCGTAGGCATAGTGAAAGACCCTGTCTCCCACACGCACCCTCGTACCAAGCGGAGCTTTAGCGGTTGAGGAAATCTCATAGATACCCTGTGATGGCCTTATCGGCCCATCCTCTGTATGGTATCCTAAGTGTTGATTCACACTAATAGTCATATCAATCTCCTTTCTCTACGGGGCTATCCGCAGATACATGGGTTGATATTGGTCAGCGGTACCAACATAAAGGTTAAACCCAACAATGTTGCTTGTATAGGCAGATTGAGTATCCACCTGGCCATTGGTTCCACCTGGAATCATAATACTTCCAGCCGCAATGGTAGTGTCCTGCCATGTCGCACAAGGTCCCCATGTTTGACACCAGAACCAGTAATTCGCTGTCACGGCAGTAGGCGCAACGCCTGGGATGTATTTAGTAATAGTTGTCTGGATATCCAAATCATAATAAAAGTTATTCATCAAGGCAACTTCGGATGAAGTAGTCAAGGCAACATGGATCTCATCGTACAGTACAATATCTGTACTAGTAGATGTATCCGCATTAGCCGTGGCTTTCTTAATCCTATATGAATACCCCTCACCAGCTTCTTCGTGGGTGAACATATAACCTTCTGCCAAGTCTGTCTGTGCAGCAGAGGTAGCAATAGTAAACTCAGTCTCACCGGCAGCAACAGTAGCAGAAGGACTCTTACCTTCCTCTTCGACCAGAGTTGCACATTCAAGTAAATTTCCGGCAACTAAAGCCGTTCCACCTGCATAGGCATATCTAAAAACTCTATCACCTACACGAACACGAGTACCAACCGGGCCTTTCTGTGTGGCAGAGATTTCATAAAGACCTTGTGCGATCTTAATGTCTCCATCACCAGAATGATAACCCCATTCAGTATTTGCACTTGCAGTCATTTTGTTCTCCTTTAGCTTTGGGCTAGCTCAAGAGGTGGGTTGGCTCCCACCTCAGGAGTTAGATTAATGTTAACTTACGTTAGAGATGTAACCATTCCAACGAGGTGCACTACAGGCCAATAATCCGGCCCAAAGAGCTTGTCTAATCCAAGCATCCTGATTCAAAGGCACCTTTTTGTCGGTCCAACTAAAGTTACGTTTCTTATGTACGACCATCTTCCAGAAATCTGTGTTCAGAACATAAATATATCCTGAGTTACAGTAGCTATCCACTACAATAGTGGCGTTATTGAATTTAATCCCACTAAAGCCAATATTCGCCAGGCCGGGACTATTATCAAGATTTCCCCGCTGTTGTGGTTGCACACGCAACCAGATTTTGTCATAGATGTCCTGTGTGGTGATAATCAAATCCGGCTGAATTGCACCATCTGAACAGTCACCATACATACTCTGGAGCATGTCCATGTCAAAGGCTCCACCGGTTGTGTTCACATTACCCTGCCACCAGGAATAAGTTCCCTTTACGATTTCACCATACGTACCGCTTGTTGCGATAGCAGTGGTGAGTGGAATAATAGCTTTAGCACCCTGTGAAGCATAAAGTGCCTGACTAAAAGCCCTGCTGAAAGTCTTGGCCGCATTTTCCATTTTGGTTGCCACGATAGACAGAATTTTCTCATCTCCCTCAACCTTCAGAAGAGTAGTACCATCTATAGTAACATCTACGTATAACTGTTTCCAGTCAAATTTGGCCAGGGTTGTAGTCTCGACAGTATCTATGTTAAATGTATCAAGACCAGAATACCATCCATTCGGAAGATCCCCATATAAGACCGGAATATCTACCTGCTTACCTGAATCAAACACTACCTTACTTTTACTCATCAACTGAGCCATGAGTGGAGTGGAGTAGTAGAACTGATCCATTAAAGTAGGTATATATTTATCCCGAACATGGGCATCAAGTTCGCTATAAGTTAATGCCGCCATAGCTCAATCTCCTTACATACCTTGTGCTGCTCTATCATTAAGAATAGACTGAGTCGCTTCTTCAAAACTCTTAGGTGTGTCCTTACCGGGCTTTACAAGTATTTGCTGTCCGGTTCCACGTATACCTTGAGTTCTTTGTTTGGTCAACTCTTCCTCGACTCTTTCTTTGACTTGTGCTTCTATAAGCTCGTCTTGATGAAGGTCTTTATAGGCTTTAGTGAGATCCATCTGTCCGGCTTTTAGGGCATAGTCTAGAAGTTCTTGTTTATCGAGGTCTTTATGCTGACCAGCAAGGTCGTTCAGTTGAGCATGATAACTAAACATTCTTGAAGTCTGGTCAGTAGTGTCTTTTACTGTAGTTTGAAGTTTTTCTACTAAGGTTGTTAGTCCGTCGATCTTAGTATCCCGATCAGCCAGTTGTTCGCTAAGGTATTTCTGCACACCTTCCGAGCCTGGTTCGTCGAGGTAGTTAGGAGTTTTTGGGTCTGTTGCAGGATCAGGATCTGTTTTAGGGTCTGCTTTAGGATCTGGGTTTTCTTCCAGACCTGCATACCAATCCCGCCACTGTTTAACCTCCTGCTCAACCGCACCGTATTCTTTGAGCTTGTCTTCAAAGCCGGTTTCTTTATCCTCGAACTCTTTTCGTCTGCCAGACAGGTCTTGGGTCTTTCTAGTATAATCTGCCTGCATACCTTTGTAGATTTGCTTCAATTCCGGGGCTAAGGTTTCTGGGTCTATCGCTGAGAACAGATCTTTAAGGTTTTCTGTCTCATCGTTTTTGGTTCCGTCTAGTTCTGCCATCGCTCAGTTCCTCCGTTATTCATGTAGATACTCTCATGAGCCTACAAGAATCAACTGACAGGGGTTAATAATCTAAGCCATCGGTGGTCCACCAACTGGGGGTCCGGATTGCGGACCTTGTCCACTAACCGCCGACGCTTGTGCTCTACCTTTGGTCATCTGTGCTTGTTTAAGTGCTAGTTTACCTTCTTCTCCGAAGCCGTAGTGCTCAGAGATCTGCAAAAATCCGTCCTGTAAGAACTTATCTATGATATGACTCACAGAAGGATCAGTCTGTGCTGCCTGACGAAACATCTGTGCGCCTTGCATAAGCATCTGGACGGCCTGTTGTTCTTGAGGTGTATCTACTCCTGGTCCACCGAGCTGTTGCCCACCCCCCTGCTGACCACCTAGCTCACCACCGATTTCTGGTGTAGGTGGACCTTCCATACCTCCTTGAGGCATACTTGCAAGTTCACCCATTGAGTCTGTCTGTTGTTGTATGTCGTCAAATGGCATATCGTTCAACCTCCTTTCATTATGCTAACCGTTCATTAAATGAATGGTTCTAATACTCCCATTTAAGTGCTTGCCGCATTTCTTCATAGTTCTCCCACTTAATGTATAGGTGTCCACACCTAGGACATTGTGTTGGTCCTGGTTTATTCTCATAACTATACTGACACCCTAAACACCTAAATTTAGCTTTCATCAGTGCCTTGCGGCTCCTATAGTTGGTGATGTTCCTATAAAACGTTCTTGTGCTGTACGGGGCTTTTGAAAGTACTCATTGAAGGTTTGTCCTCCGAGTGCACGAGTTGATGCTGCCTGAGAGGATTTTTGCATTGACTCTAAAGCCTTTGCACGTGAGTTCATCTCATCTGCCCGGCGTTCACGCTGGTTTCTTGCGTCTATTGCTGCTGGAGTCTCTTCAAATCTTTTAGCCTCTGTTGCATCTGCATGGATGTTGGTTGTAGGGGGTGCAATAGGTGCTGGGTAGTCTGGTGCATCTGGCGCAAGTGCTAGGGATGCTATAGTACCACCTACTTTAATTGCCGGGTTTATGAGGGACGCGTAGTTGAATCCTCCAGTAGCACTAGTAGGAGTCACAGCTGAGGTTGCGCCTGTCTCTAGAAAGGCACTGGCAATATCAGTAACACCACTTCCAACAGCGCCACCAAAAGAACCACCCAAACCGGCCGCAGCACTTGCAGCAGGAGTGGCCATTAAATAACCTGTGGGTAGACCATAACCTAGCTCTGTCCCAAGTGCACTTGCAGCCATACTACTTGCCGTACTTCCAGTTCCGCCAGCAACACTACCACCTACAGCCCCACCGATTGCACCACCTGCTGCACCACCGGCGGCTCCCAAGACACCACCCATCAACCCAGATGCTGCTGAACTACCACCTTCTGTATAGTGTCCTTGTATGGCTCCGCTAATTACACCTACTGCCATTCCTATAAATATACCAGCACCCATTCTATGTCTCCTCTTGAGTTAGATCGTATTCGTATACACTGTAGATCTTTTTCAGTTTGGTTAGTCTCGTGTATGTTTCCTCTGGTATATGGGTTGATGCAAGTATACGTTTATAACCTACTGCACGACAGGTCTGAAAAAATAGCTCTCTAAAGGCTACTACATTGTTCTTGAGATGTAGGATGTGGACAAAACAACTTCCGTCCTGTAGTGGATTATATACCAGAATCCCGGCAAATTCGCCATCTACAGTGCCTTTAGACATAGAGTACTGGCCAGCAAGACACTGTTGCAGAATAAGCGCGGGATCTCCACTATCACACAGATCTGTATCCTGTATGTGTGGCCAGTAAGAAATCATCTCATCTTTGTCTGTTACAGGAACTATCTCAATCTTAGGCTTGTCCACTTATTGTGTTCTCCCCGCTGGACTAGCGTTTTTTTGTGTAGGAAACTGTGTTCCTCCTGCTCCTGCTGGTGGACCTACTTCTGGCACTTCTTCTGCCTCTCGTTTCTGACTCATCCTAGCCAAGACAGACCTTCTATGAGGATACTCTATATCTTCCAGAAGTGCGGGATCATCTATAACCTGCATCTCTCGTAACTTCATGGACTCGATTCTCTTTTGTACTTTTGCAAGTCCAAGACTTGATCCTGGTTCTATTTTGAATCCAACCTTTGTCCAAGCATCATCTTTGCGTTTTGATATAGGTTTTAAGAGTTCGCTAGTTATTGCTTGCATCGCAGCACTATCTATTCTGGTAGTTTCCTGTAAGACCTCCATGATCTTGTCTGGTTTGTAGAACTGAAAGATTCGAGAGATTAGTTTTCTACCAACTCGCTCTTGCATAGATTCAACTGCCCTCGCACGTAGGCGTATGAGTGCCTGGGCCATTAACTGCAAAGACTCTATACCTACACCAGAGCTGACTTGACCTGTTGCGTTTCCTCTCATGACGTCTATCATGCCGGTTATTTTTTCAGAAGCACCTACGAGACCTTGTACAGTCTCACCTACATATGAGGGTAAAGGAACTCCAGGCTCTCGGCGCAGTTCCCGCCCAGGACGTTTCTTTACATAAGTTCCCGGTGCACTATTTAACCTTGCCCACTCTTCTTTGGTGAGTGCATCTTGATCTCCAACCCAGATTGCATTACTCATCAGGGCTATGTTTTCCATGACTGTAGCGGTTATCTTGTTTATCAGTTCTTGGGGATTTTTCAATAACTCAACATCACCCCAACCCCAAGCTGTGGAGAAATCTGTATGCCATGCAAGTAGATCAACCGGAAATTGACCATCGTTGTAGGGGTTGTCTCCGTCGTCTGCTATGAGGTCTCCGATCATGATGACTTTTCTGGCTCCGTTCTTAAATCTTAACTTCCCGTCCGTCTTTGATCTGTCTCTGAGCCAGAACTCCCGCACATAAATCCGGGGAATTTCAGAACCTTGTTGTGCTTCTGGTCTTGTTTGCAGGATCTTAGACTTGATGGTACCAAAGAATCCCTTACTCTGTTCTCCCTGGAAGCGCACAAGACCTACGTCTGATTTAAATAGATCAGCTCTTTTGGGGTACATATCCTGGGCTTTACTTAATGGCCACACATCTTCTAGTATAACATACTCACCTTCACATAAAAGGTAAGACTTCCTCACCAGAGGATCAAAGTATACTGCTCGTGGATCATAACTAGGTACTCCTATGTCTCCACGCCCACCGTCTCCGTCTGCATCGAATAAGGTTCCTATAGAGCCTGTCCCAAAGACCTGAGCATTTTCGACTACATCAACCATAGCTTGACTGAATGAACTGCCTTCAAAGATCACGCTTATTAGAATATTTAAAATATCCGCAGTATCCTGTAAGGTATCACTCCTGGGCTGAACATCCGGGATTGGTTTGGTATCTGTCAAGAGAGCTGTCTTACGTTCTATGTTCTCTATGAGATAATTTATAACCGCACTCACCTTATAAGCAGGTCTACGTGCAGGCCACTGAGCACCACGCAGGAACTGTGTATAAAGGTCCCAATTTCGGGAGACTTTAGCCTTTGATTGTGAGGCTTCTGTATAGAGATTAAGAAGTTTAATCCTGAACTCAGTCTCAGCAATACGTTCAGCTTCTTTGGTTAAGATCTGGAGTTTAGCAAAGTCTTCTATTTTTGTAGCTTCTGGTGTGGTCATAAGTAAATCCTATAATTCGTTTTGGTAGTAGCCAACAACATCTATGGTTATGTTTCCATTTGAAGAACATGTTAACCAAGTAGATTGACTAGTATTTAATAATACTTCTATCGAATAATACGCATCATTACCTGTAGCTGCAACAAAGTAGTCTGCGTCTAAAACAGCCGCACCCGGACTAAAGGCAAACTCCTGATCTGCGGTTGTGGCTTCTACTTTTAATCGAGCACGAGTAGAATAAATCGGGACTGAACTGGCTAGATCAAGTTCTGTCGCAGCAGTCGGAGCAGCGGCAGCTGCATACTCTTCTACAAAAGCAGTAGTGAAAGCATACATATCATTACTGTATACTTTAAAAGCAGTGATCTGACTAGAACCATTTGTTAGTACACATCCTATACATCTATCATTTCCGTTATACCAACCATTAGCTGCGTGTGAGTAGGCTGGAGCAGTCTTGTCGTTCAAGAACTCACTTGCTGTCAGTAGGGTAGTTCCAGCAGTTACTACTGCACTATCGTCTATATATAGGTAGTGTATGTTAGAAGCGTCAAGATCATCACTTGCCGCATTTGACCCTCCTGAGCCACACACAAAACTGATCTGACTTGCAGTATATACCGCCTGTCTTGAAGTCCCTTTATGATCCCACATACCTCCACTTATAGTAAGAGTAGTCGTGTTAGAATACCCAAGAGTAAAGCCCCTCTTGTATCCAGCATACGCAACCACTCCTGCTACACTAGCGGCCAGTTCTGCCAACACAGCTTCTACATCATTACCAGTAAAATACCCTGCTGCATCCTGGACTCCACTCATACTGGCACCATAACCAGCGGTTGTCTGACTCAACTCCCCTACACCTGCAAGTTGGCCTGTTAAATCCGGGAAGGTGAATAGTCTAGTTCCGGTTAGGCCAACAGCAGACAATATAGCTGGATTACTACCAGATCGGACATAGAAATTTGCTTCTGTAGTTCCAGTATCCGTATTCTGTGTATGAATATAGTCGTCTATAACACCACCAAGAGCATTAGATGGGATTGACTTAGAATCTATATAATTTATACTAGTAGACCCACCAGTATGTGTCTGACGAGTAAAGGTAGTATCAGAATCACCCCAACTCACATCCTGTTCACCTATAAGATCCTTAATTATTTGTAATACTGTCATCTTCCCACCTCTTGTTTGTGCTCCGCTATCATGTCCTGAATTTCGTCATCCGTACTAGCACCCTGTTCTTGTGCCCACTCTATCTCGTCAGGAGTTATGTTGTCTGGATAACCCATATCTGGTGACTGTTTTCTCTGGCCTAGGTCTGTTATAATACCAAACTTTCCGGTCTTGAAGATCTTAGTCTCTGGTCCACTAAGCCGCTTCCATAAGAGGATCAGGACTATTCCAGTCAGAAGGTTTATTAGTGTCAAGATGCTTAGTAAGATCAGTACGTAAAGGCTCATTATCTTGTGGCTCCTCTATAGGGGTTTTCTCTATGTGTGGTTCCGGTCCTGTAGCTGCAAATCCGCACTCATTAGAGCAATACGGTTGGCCTATATGAACTGGTTTAAACATCTTGTTGCAATGTTTGCACTTCAGTTCCTTGGTCTTCAGCCCATCCTTCCATGCGGGATCTAACCTAAATTCACTCAACCTACCTTCAAGATGAACTGCCAATAAAATACCGTCTAAATACTGCCACAAAGGAATCTGGAACTGTTTGGATAAACTGTGCACTAGTTCTCCTGCATGGTCTGGTATCTGGCCTAAAAGTAATTCTGCTGCTTTATCCAACTCCTTAACCTTTACCTCAGAGACCTTAACCTTCGCCACACTGGGCTGGATCTTCTTCTGTGCTTCTGTCTGTGGCTTGGACTTCTTTGCTACTGGTGTTGAGTCTGCCATGTTGTGTCCTCCTGTCATGTATTTATAACCTATGAAGATAAATTAAGTCGTGCAAATTCACCAAAGTGTTTTAGTGCGGCTTTATCGTATGCTTGTGCTGCATCTATTTCGTCATCAAAATAACCTAAAAAGATCTGTCTATAATCGTGTGTAATTTTAGAGTACCACCTCTTACGCTGCTTATTCCAGTATACTCCTTTATGTACAGAAGCCCCACCACGACTTACACTATTGGCCGCATTTTGGGATTTAGTGCACACACGTAGATTTCCTCGTGTATTATCTAAAGTATCAAAATTCTTGTGGTCAATTAACACATCCATATTTTTATCTAACACTCCCATAATAAATCTAGGCATACGTACTGTGCGTTTTTCACTTGGAATGTAACCCAAAACGCGTACCTCACCGCTAATACTAGTACACACACCACGCCAACGATAATCCATTACACGATCAAAGTCTTCTGGACTAACTTTTGCAGTTAGGTAAGAATACTGTCCACCTAAAGGTACTTCTTTATACGCTAATAATTCAACCATGATTGCTCATAATCCCCAGTGCTGCCATAAGCCAAAATACTTGCAAACTCAGAATCTATAGTCAAACGGTTTTTACTATCTTCTGTGACTAGTGTACTCATAGGAGGTGCTTCGGCCTGAAAAACACTACTTTCGATAGGCTCTTCATTTATAACTTGGTGCATGATAAACAACCCTATCAACCCTGACATCACCCTATCATCAAACCCATTACCACTAGCTGCTGCACTACCCTGCTCATCACGCACGAAGGTCATGCACTCTCTTACGAAATCACTTGAGTGGACTAAAATAGTCATATCAGAAATACAATGAGTGCCAAAGGCAATTAACAACTTCTTAGACCTCATTGTTGTTTCCCAGCCTATCTTGTTCATCAACTGATTTCTATACCGATCGAAGTGTTCTTGTTGATACAAATTCCAATAATGATGCTGTAGTTCTTGTTGTGTAGCAAGTCCGTGCGCATTGATTTCTACTCCAACCAATGCCTCATTATACAATACAGCCACTTTATGTATAACATGGGCAAAATTATATGGGTCCAAATGACCGTGCCACTCTGCTACCTGTTCAGCCACATATGGATTGGGTAATTTTCGCCACACCTCAATACAAGAGTAATCCCCACCCATTCCACCATCCGCTACATCTGCTCCGATAACATAGATCCCCCCAGATTTCGGGCCTTTCCAAAGTTTTAGTGGACCGTCTTCATTGGCCACTAATCCTTTATCAGTTATGTCGCCACGAAATTCAGGCTCGGTGCACTTAATCGACATAAGACGTAGTTTATGACGGTCGAAGATGGGGACCCCCGAAACGAGAAACGCCTCATCCGCCGTTGCGGGATACTCCTGCCGGAATAACTCTACATCACCTTTTAAATCAGCTATTGTAAGTCTTCTCCAATATAGCTGTTCTAAGGTTAGATTATAGATGCGCCTGAGTTCGTTTTCTTCGTCATTGAGATGCTCCTTAAAAGAGTCTCTATCTTTTCTGGTGTTGAACTCGCGACTATAAGACTGTAGGTCAAACCAAGCAAGGAAAAACGGTTTGAAGTTTGACACTCCCTCAACTGCACGAAGCCATTCTCCGTGGAAGAAGTTGCCTACTCCTTTTGCTGTTGATTCATAGACTATTAATGATTGGTTGTTTTTAGGAATGGTAGGGACTAGAGCTGGAATTACGTCTTCTGGAAAGGCCCAGGAACCGAGTTCACTACAATGGAGGTTATGTATTGTTGTTCCACGAGCCACGTTCTTTTTTCCGGCTGTGTAGACCTCTACAGCAGATCGAAGCCCGGGATTTGCATATCTTGTCTTCGCATCTGGATTCTCAAACACTAACTCCTTCTTACTACTATACCTAGTCATAGGTCTCATAGACCTAGGCAAGCAGTCATAAAAGAGCCGGCACATTCCAAAGATACTAGTTCCCGATTCTTTCTCGTGTGCTATAACTACATTCTTACTATTCTCGTTCATGTGCGCGGCCCAAAACATCCGGCCCTCGGAATAGGTGCTTATACCCTCCTGTCTTGCTTTCAAGACAATAACCCGCTGCAACTGATTCCTTGTCCTAAGATCCTCCAATATACTATGCAACTGCATCTGAGGGTCCCACAATTTCAACGGAACAAGCTGCGAGTCTTTGTCCTTGATCCGTAAGAGATTATGTGCGTAGTAGGTAAAATCATCCACACACTTCTGCATATTCAATTGTCTTGGCCTACCGGGTTGTGTCATCTAGATCTTCCTGGTCTATACATTTGCTGATTGAAGTTTGTCCACAAAAGATTGCAACTCTGGCTCCGCTTCGCTCGCCATGTTGAGGTCTTCCTGAAGTTCCCTTTCAGCCTTTCCCAAGTCAGCAGCGTCCGAATCAGAACTGTCAGAGGATCTATCAAGTCCCATAGACTTTTTGGTGACCCGAAGCATCTGCTCAAACACAATTTCTTCACCGTCTTGTCCTCCTGCTTGTACACCTTCCGACTGAGCCACACGATCCAGAACCGCAAGCCCGGCATCTAGTTTGGTCTTATGAGGAGTAAGCGGACTGTCTACCATCCGGACTATTTCCTTCGCTACATCCTCAGCTGCGTTACCGAATACACTAACTGCCTTCTGATACTTATCCGCTTCGATTTTTCGGTACTTTTCTACCTGTCGCTGAAACACCGGATTAGCTTTCAAGACACTTAACCGACTACCAGAAATCTGGATCTCTTTCATGATCTCACGGTTAGGTTGTCCTAGTGCTAGTCTTTTAGCTATTTCCATATGAAATGGTGATATTCTCATGGTGTGTCCTCCTTCTCCACCAGTTTTAACTCAACCTTAGGTAATTCATACCTGATTTCATACCCTCCACATTTTGGATTCACACACATCAACTCATACCCTAAGTTTACTTGCATAACAAACCCACACCTACATAAAATAGTGCCTCCTATTCGTGCTTCCATAGTGTCCTCCCAGACATTAAAAATTTAATTGTGCAAACTCTTTATGTAAATGTCGTGCAGCCTCATCAAAAGCCTTAGCTGCCATTTCTTCATCATCAAACAAACCTAAATGTATAGACTTTCCTTCATGTTTTATATTGACTACCCAACACTTACTTACCTTATTCCAACAAACTCCTTTATATTTAGATGCTGAGTTACCAATACTCCACTTATGCCTATTACAGTTATTCTGTTGTTGTGTACATAAACGTAAGTTCTCTCGTCTATTATCTAATGTGTCTCCGTTTATGTGGTCTACTACTCTTATATCGTCTTTACCCACACACAAAACAAAACGACTCAATTTTAATTTAGTTCCTTTAAGATAAGTTGTTGGCACAATACAATAACTTGAACGATATGTTACTCTATTTCCAATCCACTTAAAGATACGTACATAACCAAAAACATCGTCATCAACTAGTGCTACTTTGCCTTCACCATACTTACCTTGTAACCTAAGTTCTTGACTCATCTTTCTACCTCCACTCAGTAGTTCCCTTTAGTTATAGCGACAGGCTTGGAGGGAAACCCAGGCTTTTCGAGAGCTACTCTAGTCGCTACGGAGTACTGTTCTTGAAGTCCCTATTATAACAGGCCCAATAGAGAATGTCCAGCCTTTTCTTTAAAGGAA